AGTCCATCGAGTTGATGGTTTCGTTAATAGTTTGTGTGGTCTCTGTCCTGGTTGTCATTGTTCCCTGTGTGAAGTTAGGGACTACAGGGACAGCTTGTGCTGCCCCGTGTGCCATACCAAGAATCAATCCGAGACCGATTGCTTCTTGTAGTCTAGTCATCAGTCGAAGATGGAGATTTCAGAAACAAACTGTCCTACAGCACTCGAACCTGCTCCACCAGCAGTCACGCTAATGGCACCAGCAGTGTCGATAGTACCTGCTAGAGAACCAGCAGTACCAGCTGTGGTGGATGTTAGGTCGCTGTAGTTAGCAACAGCACCCACAGTAGGAGCGGAACCACTGAGAGCATCGCCTTCTAAGTACGACTGATTGAAGGAGAAGGAGTTGCCGCTGGTTGCCTGTGTAGCGGTGATGTTGGCAGGGGAACCTATACCAGAAGAAATGGCACCCAGACCACCAACAGCACCAGCATTGGTTCCATCAGTGGTTGATACTCCATTTCCCGATACAGAATATGAAGAACCAACTCTTAATGCTCTAGTGGCAGCAGCATCAACAGTCAGTTGAACACTAGATGATAGTTTATGTGTAAGGGCACCAGCATTAGCGGCAGGTGCTGTCATCAGTAACATTCCAAAAGCTAAGATTGCTTTTTTCATTTGATGCAGGACGTAGTTGCTTATTTATTTAGTTCCAAATATTTTTGAAACTCTTCTTCTATATTGTCAAGAGTTTTATTGCCCTGACTTACCCAGTGATGGCAGAACTCATACAAATGTCTGCCCTCTTTGAGAGTAAAATGTTTCTTAAGTTTTACGAAAGCGTCAGCTCTTAACGCCATCCTGTCATCACTATATCTCCAATCATTCTGTGAGTGTTCCATGTGCTCTTCTAATTTCACGAAGTTCTTCAAAGTTCTTTTGTTTAGTACCTCCATCATACGCCCAAGCGTATCCTTCAGTAATCATTTGTTCGTTGAGTGAGAGTTCTGCGTCTCCAATGTATAACCACCCGAGGAGTCTGCCATATTTACCCATACCCCCAACAAGCTCAGTCCTAATAATGAGATCATCATCACCAGCAATCGCACCGTTGAGTTTCTCTTCGAGCCAATGGGTTGCGTCATATCCGAGTGCTTTTTCTTCAAGGTCTCTTGTTCTTTTTTCTGGGGTGTCAACACCAGCAACTCTAACTCTTTCTTTTTTATAAAGGTCAAAACCGAGATCAATCGTGACATCTATCGTGTCTCCATCGACTACTCTATCTATGCTGATGACCCTAAAGTTGTAACAACTCTTACGGGATGGTGGTGTCATTGCGCCCATGGATTTCGCACTCCAATAAATTTTGTTCTGAATAGTTATTTAATTTTCCAATCAAGGTATCATATTGTTCCCACATCCATTCGCTACCTGTATGCTCTTGATAGAGTTTGCAGGCATTCACAAGTCTGTTGATGTCCGTACAAGAAAGGTGATACATAATGAGAGTTCAAGTAATTTTATTTAGGGGCTTGACAGGGGTCCCGTGGTGTGCTACTATAAGGACGACCTATGAAACGAAACCATATGTTTAAAGCACTCGCTGCTGCCGGTGTCATCGCCGGGTCATTTATGCTCCCGGAACCACCACCGCCTGTAACGGTTGCTCCTACTCCGGTTCAGATTCCTGTGGAACCATATAGGACATCTTGGAAGTGTCCTGACTGCTCTCCTAATGAACAATATGTCCTTGCCCAACTCCAAGAACACACTCGTATCACAGATCGTAATGCTCTTGCGACAATCATGGGTAACATTAAACAGGAAAGCAAGTTCATTCCCAACATATGCGAGGGAGGGGCTAGAGTTTCTTACAGCAATTGTTATAGCGGGGGTTATGGTCTTATTCAGTGGACCAGCATAAATCGTTATAATAATCTTGGAAAGTTCTGTACTAAATATGAGTGTGACCCGAGCAGTCTCGAAGGACAGACTCGTTATATGATTAACGAAAATATCTTCCAACGCTATTTGCCTGAGTTTGAGGGACCTGGACGAACAGTATCTCAATACATGGTCCCAGCATACTATTGGTTGGGATGGGGCATCAAAGGTAATCGTGAAATTTACGCATGGGACTACACAAAGAAAATGATTCTGGTGTGAGCAAGTATTCATTTGGGGGACTTGACAAGTCCCCGGTCAACGTGTTAAGATTGCTAAGTGAACTTGAGGGGTCATACCAACTCCTCAAGTACATGGGGTTCCAAGAAGACATGGAAACCCTTGACAAAATGAAGAAGAAGTACTATACTATATACTTCAAACTCAAGAAAGAAAGCAAGTCTCAATAGCTCAGCTGGATAGAGCAACTGCCTTCTAAGCAGTCGGTCGTAGGTTCGAATCCTACTTGAGACGCCAGGGTGATTGGCGCAGCGGTAGCGCAGCTGCTTTACACGCAGTTGGTCACTGGTTCGAATCCAGTATTACCCATTGTCTAATACATATTATGAAGACAGAAAAAATTAAAGAACATCTAAAAGAAATCGAAAAAGAGTTGGCATACATCAGAGGCATGTTGCAAAATGTTAGTAATCAGATGCAAGAACTGCGGGATGACATTAGAGGAACACCCCACCAAACTGAAGAGTTGCGGGTGCGAGAACTATACGAGCATCCGTGGTACAAATATAAGCGGCAAGAACTTGTCACTAGTGGAAATTATTACGGGAATTCAAAAAGAAACCAAGACGTATCTATCTAATAGTGATCTTGCTTACCAGGAAGAACGTAAGAAACGCAAGGTAAAAAAACTTGACTTTGAAGTCAAGTAACATCGGGATGTAGCTCAGTTTGGTAGAGCACTCGCTTTGGGAGCGAGTGGCCGTAGGTTCGAATCCTATCATCCCGACTTCTTACTTATCATGACATTTATAAATTATCTAAAAATTAATAGTAGTGCTATTATAGAGTGGTCTAAGTGCTTGCACGAAGAAGAGACAGATATGTTTCAGACAGGTGCTACAATAAAACCACTACTAAATCCCATATTCAAAAGAGAAGATCTATTGAATAAAGAACTATTATGTCTTGATAACGTAAGACAAATAACATACATCAATTTGTTTCCTGGTTGTGAAGTATGTGAGCATACACATGAGTATGCATCTTATTTTGTAATGGAAAATAAACAACCAATTTATTTTCCCGCAGAAACCAATTATAAAACAACACACTTTGTGTTGGAATCAAATCCAAATGCATACTTTGTTTTTGATGATAAAATATATACCTGGGAACGGGGAAAGTTTGATGAGTTGGAAGTAATTTATACTCCCCACTATGCTGTGAATCCCGGTCCTACAAACGTCCGTTTACTATACTTTGACTACTACTAAAATGGCAACATTTACTATTGACTTTGAATGTTCAAAATTTAATATATTTTTGGACACAGCAGATGTAGAAGAAATTGCATCACGCTATGAAACTGGTATGATTGATGGTGTTACAACTAACCCAAGTCTTATTCTTAAGTCTGGCAAAGCACCTCATGCTGTAATTTCGGAACTTTCTAATTTATATCCCGAAATGCTTTCTATTTCTGCAGAACCAGTCCAGGATAATTTTGAAGATATAGTGCGAGAAGGATTAGATTATTATACTTATGGTAATAACGTAACTATCAAAGTACCTTGCACTGTGGAAGGACTGAAAGCATGTAAATATTTGTCACAACTTAGTAAAGAAGATGGCAGAACAATTCAAACCAATGTTACACTTGTATTCTCTGTAGCGCAGGCAATCATGGCGGCAAAAGCAGGTGCCACTTATGTGTCTCCCTTTGTTGGTCGTTGTAACGACAATTCGTTTAGTGGCGTAGAACTTATTCGTGCCATCTCTAATACATATAGGGTACATGGAGTTGAAACAAAAATTCTGGCAGCATCATTGAGAGATGTCCATCACGTTTCTAGATGCTTTGCTGCTGGTGCTGATGTTGTAACTCTACCACCAAAAGTGTTTGATAAGATGTATGATCATGTCCTTACCCGTGAGGGTCTAGACATTTTCCAACGTGATTATGATGCAGCACTTCACCAACAACGACTAGCACAACAACAGGACCTATGACCCTAACTGTTTATACCAAAAAAGGATGTAAGCATTGCCAGACATTTATTAGTGTGGCGCAATTTTCAGAACTACAACATGTGGTATATGAATTAGGTAGAGATTTTTCGGAAGAAGAATTCTACGCAGAATTTGGGGAGGGTGCTACCTTCCCACAGATAGTACAAGATGCAACTCCCCTTGGTGGTTGTGTTGAATCTATTAAAGCTCTCAAAGAACAAGAACTTTGTTGTATGATGTAATGACTGAAGTAACGACCCAAGAATTTGAAACTAACTTCGATGAATACCTAGACCGCATCGAAGCGGGTGAGGTGTTTAAGATTATCCAACCTGATGGTACTGCTGTAATGGCAGTGCCCGCTGACCCCTCACTTATGGACCTTTATACTGATCACGACGAAGCATCATGAATATTCTTTTGACTCGTTTCCCTTATCGTTATGTTGAAAAGGGTGTCCTAGAAAATGGGAAACCCGATTGTAGAATCCAGAAGGTTGATTCTTACACAGGTAAATACAAAGATATGTATCTGTGTGACAATCAAATGCAACTCATGACTGCGATGGAAGACCACGATTATACTTGTTGGTTAGATCCAGACGGAGTTCCTGCCTATCGTAAAGATATGGTGAAAGCATAGGTCTTCGGACCTTTTCTGCGGGTGTAGTTCAGTGGTAGAACGCTATCCTTCCAAGTTAGATGTCGTCGGTTCGAATCCGATCTCCCGCTTATATTACTTTAATAAATAACTAGAAGGAACTCTAGTACATGTGGGAAAGTTATGTCCCTGATTAAAGTAAATCAATTATCGACTCTCGATGCTGCTGCTGAAAGAGAAGTATCTGCAAATACTGGACTCAAAATTCCAGCAACGGAAGAACTAAAAGTAGAAGGTCCCCTCCGTGATAGATTAGGATTAGTTGGAAACACGGGACAGTACCTAGTCTCATACAATAACGGTGATGGTGTTGAATGGAAATCGTTACCACAAAATATCAATACCACTTCTGATGTAGAATTTGCTAGTATTACAGTAGGAAACCTTACCGTATCTGGAGATTTTAGTTTTGAACTTAGTAATTTTACTACCTCTGACCTGATTGAAGGTGGTAATTTATACTACACAGATGCTAGAGCAAGACAAGCATTTAGTGCTACCATCTCTGGTTCTGGTGATGGTTCCATTTCATACAATAGTGGAACTGGAGTATTTACATACAGTGGACCTAACTCAGTAGATTATCGTGCAGCTTTTTCTGCAGAGAAATTCGAAGATGGAGTAGAAACGTATCTTGGTGACCTTTCTTATGATATTATTCAGGGAAAATTTAATTATTTTGGTCCTAAAGTAAGCGAAATTAGAACAGAGTTCTCAGCAGAATCTAATGATGGTGCTCCCACAGCATTAGGTAGTCTTGGATACGATCCTTCTTTAGGTCAGTATAGTTATGTTGGTCCTACAATAGAACAAATTCGTCAGTTGTTTAGCACAACTGGTGATATAACATATGAACCAACTACGGGTGAATTTGAAGTTAACTTAGGTGCAGTTCCTGCTTCGCAAGTATTTGGTCAGATTAATACTTCTTCTACCACGGACATATCTGCATACGATAGTAGTATTCAAAATCTACATGTAAACAATGCTGCTTATCAACTTGCATCAGTTACGCAAATTGCCGTTGCTAGTAATGTTGCAACAATTGATGCATCACATACATTTCTTGCTGGCGATAGAATAAAGTTATCAAACACAGGTGATGCACATCTAGATGGTATCTATGTAGTTGCATCTTCGGATGCATTAGGTATTACACAAACCCCAGGTACTCAATTTACTATTGCCACCGCCAATGTTGCTGACCAAACAATAACTCCTGTAGGTTGTGAGGTAAGAAGAGTATCTGTATTTACTGGAGACCTAGTTGTCGATGGTTCAATCAATGTTAATGGTTCCAAGATTGGATTGTCTGACTTGTTCGTTGGAACAAGTTTAATTAGACTAAACTCTGACTTACCTGACGATCAGAACCCAGCATTTGATGGTACTGATGATGCAATTATTGAAGTTAATCGTGGTGCTCAACCGGATACAGCACTGAGATGGAATGAACTTGCTAGAAGATGGCAGTTCTCTAATGATGGTATTAACTATAATAATATTCTACTCCCATCCGAAACAGACTTTGGTGGAGCAGAGGAATTTGGTGCTTCAGGAGACCCTAATAGATATGACGTATTAAGCGTAACTGATAATTCTGTTGGTGCTAACACATTTAAAGTGTTGGAAGTTCCTGATATTACAAAGTTCAAACAAAACCACAGAGTAAAAGTATTTGGTTTAAGTAAGACCCAGTTCTTAAATTCTGATAATCCACAACCAGTTAGTGGTGATATTGTAGTTCAACCTCCCGCTGTTGAAACTGCAGGATTTTCAACAGCGGATAAAAATTTCTATGCTTATGCTATAGCGCAGATTGATTTAAATACTGGAGATATTAGTGCCGCTACAGTTCAAGCAGCTTCTCCAGTTTTAAATAGAAATGTGGATGATTTGAATGAAGCAAATTATAACATTATTCAGGTTACTAGAGATGGTGGTGGGGATAAAGGTATATTAATTTATAGAGGAATCTTTGCTGATGATGTAACTGGTAATATAGCACAAAACGCGGTAGATAATTTTGCAGCTAACAGCACATCATTTAAATTAATTGCTGCTGTTGGACCAAAGTATTTTGAGAACGATACAACGTATGTATACAATGACTATGGTTCATACGATGTAACTGTTAACAGCGATAGAGATGGCGATGGTTCTTTTGGACCTAATGAAATTCATGTTCCACATACAGCACCATTACTACCAAAGCAGGGATGGATTACTGCTGGCATCAGACCCAATGGTATTGATGAAACGACTAGTACAATCGAGATTGATGTACCGAACCTGTATGAAGATGGAAATCTAAACAATATTTATCTTTATCATGATGATACAATTCCTCTACAAAATGCCATTAATGATGCAAAGAATGCTGGTAGAAATTTCCTAGTTATTCCTGGCGGCACATATCTAGTCACTCAATTAGAAATGCCCGATAAGTTTACTCTTAGAGGTCTTGCTGATGCTACTGTATTACATAGACAATACTGGTCCACTGAATACATTACAGGAAACGATTATCTAAATGGTAATAATCCAGTTCCTGAACGTAATGGTATTCGTTCTAGTATGATTGTGTCAGAAAAATATGATGGAACTTTATCATCTCCTGCGGGTATGATTGATGTATTCCTAGGTGATATTATTCTTGATGGATCTGTCAAATATCAAATTTTAAATGCCGCTAGTTCATTCAATCTTGACGCAAATGACACTGTAGTGAATGGTGTGAATAGTAAGTTCTTCCGTCTATCTAATGTGAAAATTAGGAAGTCTGCTGGTCCTGCTTTGTTTGCTGCTGGTGCTGAAAACTTAACGATTGACAGCTGCACATTCTTTGATGGTGCTGATGTTGAAAGATTCCAGACACCAGTTCTTATTGCTGATGAGGGAGATACAACCATCGTAACTGGTTGTGTATTCAGAGATTTCCCTGGAGCACTTGACTTTACAACTACTAATGTTCTTGCTGTTAATGCTTGTACTATTAGAAATTGTGGTAGTGGTTTGAGAATTTATGGTTCATCTAAAACTGATGTCCTGAACAACCTAATCCTAGGACCTGCTGATGAATATATTCCAGTTCCTGATTTCTATGATAGTGATTTCAATAGTGTCAACTTCCCAATCACTATTGGAACTGATAACAAAATGCCAGTTCTTCAGTATGTACTTTCGGGTGTTAAGTATGACTTCAGAGCAAACAATACTACTAGAAGAGTAGAGGTGTTCCGTGCATCCCGTGCTCCTGGAACTGGAGAAGAGGTAGTTGATCTATCAGCACCTATTACTAATGGTGGTTTAGATTGGTTCCAAGTTGTTGATGATGTTCCCGAAGGTCAGCAACCAACTGGTACTCAAGTTGACCCAGCATTGGGACAAACTAAGTTTGCTATTAGTGCTGCTGCATCTAGCACACTTAATAATACATACCCAACAAGTTTTGATAACTATAACATTTATAGAGCAGTTGGTATTGATTATGTTAACATTGGCGATGACTTAAATCCTAACTTAGGCACTGGAACTCTTGATGGTTCTACTTATGTTGTTAATTGTAATGAATTTGCATATAACTCTGTAATTGTTGATTACTATATCAAATTAGTCGCGCATAGTTATGCACCAGAACCAGCACCATCTTTTGGTACTAGAATTTGGAGAGTAGTTGGTAAGACAGACCTTGGAGCTGGTAACTATCAACTAAGATTAGAGTCCTGGGAAGAGAATGGTAGTGGAGATATTAAATCTTCTGTTGAGGCTGGTAGTGCTCTTTCTGGAGTTGGAACAGAACCAACTGCGGGTGGTGGATACTTCCAAATCAGGAACAAGTTTGTCATTGCTAGAGGCATCCTAACGGTCAGCGCATAATTATAAATAACAACAGAGAAGTAGTAATTACCATAGAGGAGTAAACATGGCTACAGGTGTAAATAATAGTACCGCTGTGGTTGTAGTCGGAAGGACTGCGCCAGTCCCTCCTGGTCAACAGACATCCGCAAATTCTGTACCAGTTGTTATCGCTTCAGACCAGTCTGCTATCCCTGTTGAAGAACAGAATAAGCAGCAATCTGAGGTCGCCCTTTCACTTCTAGGTATTCCTAGATCTGAAGTTGCTCTTGGTATCTTTGCTGACGTTAACACATACGATGTTAACCCAACAGAATGGTCTCAGTTTCCTGAGCAGTTTACTACTGCTGACATCTACAATGACAATGGAGATCTAACAGAACAATACACCGGACTACTTAACAAACTTGACTGGGGTCTCACTCATATCCCTGAAGAAGCAGGTGCTATGATTGAAGCACCATTCAATGAAGTATCTATTCTCACCTCTAAGCGTTTCTTCCGTTATCAACCTGGTCGTGTCTCTGCTGCTACTTTTGGTGTCAAATTAAATAGAGCACCTTATACAGTTCAAGATAATGCTACAAGTGGTGATTCTGTAAGAAACCCAGCACTTAAGAAGTATGGTATTTTTGATAAGTTTGATGGGTACTACTTCGAATCTAAGAACGATGGTTATGGTGATAACTTTACCTGCGTAAGAAGAACACAATCTATTATTCGTGATAACCCAATTTACTTTTCTGATCTTCAACCACAAGACTATGCTTGGGTTGGTGTTCCTTTAGTTGAATCTAGTCGTCCTCGTTATCTAAATGCTTACGACCTCCTGAAAGCAAACAAGAGATTTCTACAGGAAGTTGCTGCACAATCACTAGATGATGCTGGTGAAGCAGATAAGTGTCGTAGAGATGCTGGTCTAGTTATTGAGGGTGTCTTGGATGACCTGAGATATGGTGGTAATGCTTCTACAGTTTACAACACACTAAGATTTTTCAATAAAAACAATCTTCCATCCGGTGTATATCTAGACAATGTTCAGACGGAAATTGCTAGATACGCCGTTATTTCTCAAGTATGTCAGAACCTATGTAATGGTCAGGTTCCTAGTGCTAATGGCAGTGGTTCTAATGATTCATATACTTTTGAAGGTAATACATATAACTATGTTCCTGCTAGCGCCCTACCATCAGTAACTGTTGAGGGAGGTGCTGCTTCTGCTGTCAATGGTCTCTTTGATATTCTAGAGGTTGCTTTAGGTAGAGATACACTTAACGTACCTAATTATAATTCAATTCCTGAACCAGTTGGTGCTGCTGCTGGTGAGATGGCAATCCTTAGAGATGGATTGGTGATGATTCATGCTGCTGCTAATGACCCATCACTTCTTAAGCGTAGAGTTAACTATTCAATTACAGATTTAATTGCTGACCCAGGTGGTGCAGCATACCAGTGGATTGAGATCACTATTCCTGATAGAGAAGCAACACTTCAACTAGGACAAAGTGTTAGCTTCCAGAAGAATGAGGGTACTGGAAGATTTCTTAATGCTGCACAAGAAGAAATACCTGATGGTAAAATTCTATTTGTTGAGGAAGTTCTTGATGTTGTGGAAGATGGTGGGGTTATTAAGCAATATGTAAGACTATGTGCAAACCCATCTAATGAGGAAATTTACACGGGTGTTGGTGGAACAAACGCAACCAATCCATTTGGTGCTGATGGCGACCTAGCATATCCAGATAAGCAATCTTTTAATATCATTTCTTCTAACCAATCTGTATCTGCTGGTGGTGGTACTGTTGCTGCTTCTGCTCAGGGATTCACACTAAGAACACCAACACCATTCCTACTACCAAATGATTCCAGAGCATACAGAGGCACACAATATACTGATGAGTCTCGCCCCGGTCAAGAGGGTGTTCCTGCTGGTACTGTAGACGGATGCTTCCCATATATCTATCCTCCTGCTGGTGGCGCTTCTGCCGGAACTCAGGGATATATTGATTCTGTATTTTCAAACACTGGTGACTTAAGAGCACAGATGAATTATGTGAACAAGAGATTGTTCAAAAACTGGGTGTGGTTCAATGTGGATCCAAAATACTACAAGGTGTATGAGTATAGAGTTCCTCGTTCCAGAATGAGTGGGGAAAAACTCAATGGTATTATAACTGATGTTATTTACAGTGATAATGTACTAACAAATAAAGCTGGTGCTCCAGTTATAGAGCCAACCACAGGAGAACAACTTACATTCACCAGTCTTTGGGACCTTGACCCAACTAAGGTTACCATGTATAAGATTGAGTTCTCATGGTATGGTGCTGTTGGTGCTACCTTCCTTGCTTATGTTCCTATCGAAAATAATGAAGCAAGATGGGTGAGAGTACATCACCTCAGAGCATCTAACCAATTGAAGGTTGCTTCTCTTGGTAATGCTACACTACCTATTACTTACCTAACATATGGTGGTGGTAGTGAAAATGCTTACGGATATCTTAATGCTGACAGACCTCTCAACACTGAGTCTGGATATGGTTCATGCTCAGAGCAATTAACTAAGTATGGTGCTTCATACTACATTGATGGTGGAGACAGAGGAACTGTTAGACTATTCTCCTACGCTTCTGACTCACTTAAAGAGATTGGTGGTTCCAGATATACATTTACTGAAGCTGAACATACAGGTTTATATACTAGTTCAGCTATTGCTGAAGAATCAGCTGACAATGCTGGATATGTGAATGCACCTAGATTACAATTCACGGGTACTGCAAGTTCATTTATATCGCAGGGTGGTGATATACCAGACATTTCTGATTACTATATGAATGCAAAGGTTCAAACATCGAATAGTTCAGATCAAGATATAAGAGTGGTATATGTCGATGAGGCAAATCGTTATCTATATCTTTCTAGAGTTCTTTCTGCTACTAGCGGTGACATTAGATTGATTGTTGATAGACCACAACCTCTAGTAGGTATTAAGTGTAGAACTGAAATCAATGGTGTAAGAAATAGAGTTCAGATTTATCCAACACGTCTTGCGACAGGTGTTACTTCTCAGTCTGAATCAATGGTGGTTGAACTTAGAAAGACACCAGTGTTCCAAACATTAACACAAACATCAGGTACACTTTCTGTTAACTTTGGTGGTATTGATATTGGTAGAAGAGGTAAGAGAACTTTACTACCTATTGGTGCTGGTTCTGGAGAAATTTCTGTTTCTGATGTTGGCGGTAATTACATACAACCAGGTGAAGAAATCTGGGGATACTTTAGATATACTATTAAAGGAGATACCTCAGGACTTGCCTTTACTTCCCTAGGAAAACTCGATAGAGATTTTGATAGCGGTAAGTATTACTTCTCTGCTTACGAGGTAACTCTAGAGGATATTCTAATCAGAGGAACATTTAATCCTTGTGGTCAGTGGAGTGGTCCTGGTCCTCTAAACCCAGACTTAGACAATCCAACTCCTTTACTTAACCCATATCCAACCTCAACTCTTGCAAGACTATCTGCCGTAGAGACAGATTCAGAGCAACGTTCACCTATACCTGGAACAGGAACAACTATTACTACACTCTTCTCACCAAACTCTGGTGAAGAATATGAACTATCTCCATACTTTGATTACAACAAGGACTATCTATCCTTCCCACTTACAGATATTCAAGAGACACTATACATTTGTGCTTCTTCTAAGTCTGATTATCTTGAGTCTGGAAACTATGTAAATAGAGGTGAGATACTAGCGAGCATTACCTGGGAGGAGCAGTGATAAATGAGTGGACTAGACATACGAATCGGGCATGATAAGCAACCAGCGCCTATCATTCCTACGAACGCACCGCTTTATAATTTATTAACTGGTGAAGTATTAACTGACGAAGGAGGTACTCCACTAGTTTCTGAGCAAGACATAGCTTTAACGTCTTTTAATTCCGCATCCAAGTCCACTTCTATTTGTTTTACTGAAGAAGGAAAGACTACAGTAAATGAAGATGCTAATATTAGAGGAACTAATTTTGAAGCTAGAAATGATGCTATATTTGAAATTCAATTATTACTAACGGGTGGCGGATACACTACACCATTAAATTTTTCCGTTGGTAATGCTACTCTTTCATTTACAATTGATGAGGTAACTGGTTCAGTTAACTCTATCTCGGTTGTAGACCCCGGAAGTGGATTTGCTGAAGGATTTGAATTTGATATACCTGGTGGAGATACTAGTACACCAAACCTTGCGAGAGCAAGAATTAGTCGCGTATCTACATTATTAACTGGTGACCAAACTAGATTCAGAGATGATCTTGTCGATGGAGATAGAGTAATTCTACCAACAGGTCGTGATGCATTAAATGCTAGAGTTTATGAGGAGAGAAAAGTATTTGAAGTTAGGAATCAATCTCAAGCATGGTTGACACTAGCAGTAACTGACCAGCAACTAAAAGATTCTAATGGTACTGGATTTGGTACAGTAACAAGAAAGGGATTTATTTTAGTTAATCCTATTCTTCCCATTGCTGAAGAGTTTCCGCTGTTTAGTGAAGTTAGCTCTACAATTCTTGGTATTCCTAAGGCAGAAACTCAGTTGGGATTGTTCTCTAATGTTTCTAGTTATGGATTAGATGAAGATGCATTCTTATTCTATCAAAATAATAGTGCCACTAATGACCCAAGTCAATGGGCTCGTAGAAAGAATCCAATTTACGGGAGACATCAAAATAGTACCTCATACATCGAACAAAAAGATGAGTCTGCTATTGTTCTGAGTGCATTTAGAGTACCTTATGGATATCCATATGGTCCTAACCCAAATGGTACTGCTTATCCTTTTGATTCGCATGTAATCTTCTGTAACTTCCTGAAGATGGGTTGTTTGTTATATGACTGGTTTAAACCTGGTGGTCCCGGTTTTGATTCAGAAAATGATAACGGAGCATTTGCCTCAAAGTTTGTTCCATATGTTAGGAACCATGTCACCGCACCTAACTTTGTATTAGATCCTACTGTTGCTGCTACACAACCCGCTCCATACTATGATAATAATGGCGTTTTGATTACACCATACATTACCGGAGAAGAAATCTATAAACTTACTGACTGGGATATTAATACTAATACTCCACAACCAGGAGCAACTCCTCTGGGAACTGTAAGGGCATATCAATTCTTAGCGGGAGTCTTACATTTCAATGAAGAAGTTGGACTACCTTTCAAAGATAATGATAGTCCGGAGAATGGACTTCCAATTATTGCCGCCCAGAGTTTAACTACATCTGCAATTACTGGTGACATGACATTCATCACTCCAGAAAATTTCCTCTGGGGTATGCAGAGTCCATTAAATCCTCAGTATCCCAATCGTCAATCTTTCTATGACCAGTTGGCGGTATGGACAGAGACATGGAGAGATATTAGGGCTGGAACTTTTACATTACCCAATGGAGCTCCATATGGAGCACAAGAGGTGGATGGTAACCCATACATTCAGGAGTTTATTGTTGATGCCCTAGCATTAGTAGGTGCTGATAGAAATATCTTCAATCGTTCTAAACCTGGATACGGTTCAAATAGACCTGTTCGTTCTTATCTAGTGTCGAAAAAAGCATTTAGATATCAACCGGGCAGAATTAGTGGATATACATTTGGTGTTCGTGCTTCAGGTGACGCTGTAACTAACGAGGTTAATATTGAATGGGGTATTGGTAATGAAACTGACCAGTTGTTATTCAGAAATAGAGGCGGCAATATTTCTATCGTAAGAAGAAGTGTTGTTCCTTTACCTGATGAATTACTTGAAAAACAGAGTATTGATCCTAGTGACCAATTTTTAACACAACTGAATTCCAATCCTCAGGACACTGAAGCTTTTACTGGTATTCCTAGACGAGATGTTTATGAATTAGAGATTCCTAGAGACTCTTGGAATGGCGATCCTCTAAATGGTAATGGTCCTTCGGGATGGAACTGGAGAGCAGAAGATGTGACCATGTATAAGATTGAGTTTGGATGGTATGGTGCTATTGGAATTCAGTTTTATGCTTATGTTCCAATCCTTAATAATGAAGCAAGGTGGGTTAAACTACACAGAATTATTATTGAGAACCAACTTGGGCAACCATGTATGGGAGACCCATACTACAAGTTCCAATATACATTAGAAGTAAACGACCATGACCAAGTGAGGTCTCCTCAGTTTATCTATAAGTATGGTACTTCCTGCTACATTGATGGTGGTGACGAAGGAACTATTAGAGTTGGTTCTGCTACCAGTGATTTCAAAACTGCACCTGTTGAGTTAGTAGGTGGAGTACCACAATCAACCACTGTTGTTGGGTTGATTCCAAAGACTGTCATTTATAATCGTTCTGGTCAGGCAGTTAAAAATAAGCAACAAATTTTCCCAAGAGAATTGTCATTAATAGCTGATGGATTAACTGAAATTTCATTGGTTAAATGTAAAGCATGTCCTGGATTTGGGCACACATATCAGACAAATGTTAATTCATTTGTAAGTGGAGACCTTAGATATATTATCCATCCTCAGACTGGTATTGTAAATAATACTCCTGTTTTTGATAGAGGAACACTTGAGCTTCCTCTGTTACTTAGAAGAGGTAATGCTACTACCGGTAGTGACATCATTACACTTACTGCTGTTGATCCTGCGGACCCATCACAAGAAGCATCTCCATCTATCACGCAGTTCCTTAGGGTGGGTGACATAGTAAATCCACAGGAAGGAAATTCTCCTCTATTTGATGGTGGCGATCCTCCATATATTACTGCTATCAATGGTAATGATATTACTGTGAGTAAAGTTTTAGGAACTCAAGGTGGTAATCCAATTGCTCTTAATGATTTTACTTTTGAAATCCAACCATTATTCATTGGTAGGAAAGATGAGTACGCAAAAATAATTGCTAGTAGAGTTTGGTTGAGATATATTGGATCTAGATTACAATTTAGTGGTTCTATCTTCAATACTGTTGTCGATGGATTTAATGTTCAGGGATATACTTCAGCACCCATAGTTGGAATTGATACGGCCGCTGCGGGAGTGTTCCCACAACAAGCAGAGGCGTTTAGATATTTTGAAGACCAACCATTACAGGCATTCAGGAGAATTAATGCAGGAACCAACGTTGAGCAAATTATTCCTACTGATACTAGATTCCCAATTAGATTAGCACAATATGATGCTGTTGCTGGGTCTGCTTTACCTGTTGTTGGTAAGAAAAACCAACTTTTGATGTTATTACCTAACAATGGTAGTCGAGCTGACAACGGAATATATTCAAATGGACAATTCTCTGATTGGAGAGTTGGTATTACTACACTTAGACCAACTCAACCAGGTGGACCAGGAACAGATTTAGTATGGGAACGACCTAATGGTGCCGGTCCAGTAGCAGAGTTTACTAACAATTATAAATTATTTGCTGAGAGATTTAATATTGGTGTCTTTACTGATACAGAAGGATTTGAGTTAAGTGAAACATATAATGGACGTATCCCTCCATTTACTGTGGACTATAGAATTCCTGAACCACCAGGAACTAATACTGGTAGATGTGCATACATTGAAATCACTGTAGGTGATCCAATTTTTGCATCATGTTCTCAAGTTGCTGGAAGTGCATTGCCTAATCTAACTCAAGCGTTTATAGATGCTGGATATACTTTTGGTAATACATCGAACGATTGGTACTTAAGATTTTCTGGTGCTCCTCCATTTACCTATGACCCATCTGGTGCTGAGGTTGGATTTAATCCAGCAGATCCTAATCCAATAGACCCACTAGATGAAGACTCTATTCCCATTAATGGTTCGGGAGTTAGATTTGCTAGTGGTTTTGTAACCTATGAGGAAAATGATGTTACCTATAATATTGCCCGAATTGACGGCAAACTACTTCAAAGTGCTAGCACAGCACCAGCACAGGTAACTATCTATCTGATTCCTGTCAGTCTGGAAACATATAGAAAGTTTTCTACTAAGTCTTTTGATTACAATCCATTCCCACTCTACTTCTTTATTGAGATGAGAGATGCTGGAAGAATTAATGGCGCTGTAATCAAAGAAGAGACGGCAGTAACTAATGTATATAATCCAAGGTGGTTGGGTTCATCTTCTATTACTTTATCAAATGAAAATAATGAAATTGGTCCTATAGGAGACACAGCATTTACAACTGGAGACCAGGTTAGTTTCCCACCAAACTTTACTTCACCCGATAGACTATCATCAGCCTTCATCGACACTCAGAGTACATCTCAGTTGAGACCATATGAGGTGATAGATAAAGTATATGTTGGTAATGAAACTAAGACCATAGATTTAAGGGCTGTATTTGATTTCCAGAAGGAGACGATTACACCAGACCTCCTAAATACTACAGCATACTTCTTTATCGCCACTTCTAAAGAGGCAACGTCTACGGAGATTGCGGGAACATTAAATTACATCGAGCAGCAGTAAGAGAGAATGGCAATTACAAATCCTAGAATCTTTGGACTAGCAGTTCCAAGAAACCTTACTGATGTAAGGGATAGGGATGAAACTCTGTTAAATCTGGGTTTAGATATCAGAGACTTAGAAGTTATTCGTGGTATTGCTGCTGCTGGTTTTGATTCTAATAATTTACAAACTATATCTGGATTAAATGTTCCAATTTGGAAAACATTTGATAGATATAGAACAGATGTCAGTACATACAATGGTCAGTTGAATGACTCTGCTGGTACTGATATTAGAACTAAAGGTAATTTAGAGGTTCATGGACCAGTTTCCTCTAATGCTTTTAGATATACTTTATTTGATAATACAATTGGTACTCCTTCTCTTAGGTGGGGAGACATCTCTACTTCTCGTGTAAGTTCTTGGAGTTCTTTTACTGCCTCTATTGCTTATGGTTCTGATGTAAAAATTAGTGGGACACTTTTTGCAGGTTCATTAAAAACACAACAGGTTCCCACAGAAAGAACGTTTGATTCTGAAGTACCAACACACAAAATTAAGTTAAGACTTAATGGTACTGACCAGTACTTCTATGTAATGAAAGGAATTCCTATTAGATTTAAGGGATTCTTTAGAGATTTTGATTTTACATTAGATTTCCAAACACAAACGGTTAGGAACAGTTGGAGAGTTTATAGAACTAATGGATTAGAATTACAGGACTTTGAAAACATTGGTTCGTTTTCTTCATCCACATTAAATTATAGATCTCCTTTCTCTGCTGAAAGATTTATTGAGGCATACATTAATCCTGAAGTGGTTGATAGAATTGTATTATCTAACTGCAACATTCAAGAACTACCAAAGTCTAGACTTCCCAATTTAGAAACGTTAATCTTTGCTAATAATGGACTAACGACATTTCCAAACTTAAATTTCTTTTCTCCAAACTTGGAATCTCTTGTTATAGATAACAACCCGTTTTATAATGGACCTACAATAGATGAGCAGAAATTTACTAAGCCAATTATGGCGAGAATACCAACCACATTAACTAACTTAGATGCATCTGGATGTTTTAAGGGAGGAATCGAACAAAATATCTTTAATAGATTGCGTTTATTATCTAGGATTGATATTGATAGAGTTGGTGATATATTTTTCTTCCCTGATTCCGTTAATCCTACAGGTGCGCTCCCTAATTTTTATGGGATTATTGGACAACCACTTACTCATACAATGGGAGGGGTTAGTTTAGTTGACCACGACTTTAGAACTATTGAACCTGGTGTTCAGGGTGGTGTAGATCAAGTTACTTTATCTGGTTCTGGTTCTGGTGGTAGTGGTTATAATGGTGGCGCTAGTGGCGTATTTAATGATGTACCATTGATAAACGGAAATGGTAGTAATGCTACTGCAGATATTACAATAGATAGTGGAATTGTAGTTGGTGTTGTGATTAAAAATGTTGGTTCTGGATACAACGTTGGTGATTTATTATCCGCTAATAATGCTAATCTAGGTGGTTCCGGATCAGGTCTTGCTATTGAGATAACAAGTCTGATTAATGTCCTTAGTATTAAGCAACTAGAGAATTTAACCAGCATAAATGTAAATGACAATAACGGATTAAATGATCCAAACTTTTCTTTAAATTGTCCATCAACACTAACTAATTTAAGTATTCAAAGAACTCAAATTGCACTTCCAAATGTAAGTAACTTTACTGAGCTTACTGATGTCACTATCTATGGTGGTTCTGGTAGGGGTTCATTTCATACCGGGTGGGATGGTACATTTGGTGGAGTAGGTTATCCAAGAACAGACCAGGATAATTTTAAGTTCAATAACTGCCCCGTATTAACTGGCATCACAACAAGTTATTCTGATATCAGTGGATACTTACCAAAGTTTTCTCTTTGCCCAGCATTGACATCATATGGATTTTTTAGCACAAATAGTATAATTGCAGGTCGTCCTGGTAAGAGAAAAGTATTAAAACTATTACAGGGTGGTGGTATCACACAACTAGGTGCTTTCAATGAACCGGCCGGTAGACCTTACACAGGAAATAGTACTACTGAAGTAACGGACACATTAGAAAATGCTGGTGCAACAGAAGGTGCGATTGTTAGTATTACAACTGATGCTAATGGTGATGTCACACAAGTCAATATTGTTCAAGCTGGTTCTGGATACACCACATCAGATTTGATAACTATTCCAGCGGGTGCTTTAGGTTCAAACAAAGGAGGAACCATTGCAATTGCGGCGGTTGCAACTGGAACTATTGGTAGTAATGATTATAATGATGGCACATATAATTTTGAGTCAGATGATAGTACTAATACTGCTGTCGGTATCAATGCTGCAGTATCATTTACTATCAGTGGAGGAGTGGTATCTCAGTATGCTCTAGTTCAACCTGGACAAGACTATCAAACTGGTGAGTCTATTACTATTCCAACCTCTGTTGTTGGTGGAACTCAACCATTACAATTTATTATTGAAGAGGCAGAAGCACCTAAGATTTTATACAACGATCAATTTGAATTCAATCCTAATATTACTAATGTTGATATCAGTATTAATAATCCATTATTTGCTGGTGAGGTAGAGTCTGGTGCATTTACTCCATTAAGAACTAAGTTACGTTTCTTAAGATTACAAGCTAATGGAAGAATTACTGGTAACTTCCCCAACCTAGAAGACCAGGCAGCATTAAGAGAAGTAAGATCCCAAAGTCAAGGATGGACAGGTGCTCTTCCATTGTTCTCTTCTGCTCTAGGATTAGAAGAACTATATCTTAGTGGTAATAATTTTACAGGAAAATTTGAATACCAAGCAAAAAATAATTTAAGAATTATAAGTTTATCAAATAATAATATTGATGAGATTAGTAACCTCAGTCTATTACCAGCTTGTGAATCCTTCCAGTTATCTAATAATAATTTGTCGGGAACTATTCCTGCTTTAGGTGCTATCATGCCCAACATTGAAAGTATAGGACTGGCAGACAATGATTACAATGGGTATGTAGATGGTACAGTTAATCAATTACTTTTGTTAAGAACGTTTGATATTTCTAATAACAGACTTGGCGTATCTGAAATAGATAATATTCTATTTGATTTTGTTGATAATTATCGAGCAGCAAATAGAGGTAATGTGACAGTTAATCTTACTGGTCCTAATATGGCACCACCAACACCATATCCTGTGACTGGTGGTATCATTGAGACAATAACTTTTACTGACCAACCAACAATAGGTAATGGTATTTTAACTGATATTGGTAGTGCATTAAATGCTCCAGTTGGATCAGTTCCTGTTGCTGGCACCTATGAATCTGCATTGAACTATGATGGAGCAGGTTCTGGTGCTAGAGTAACTATTGAAGTTGTTAATGATTTCTTAGAGGATGTTCCCATTGCTATTAATACTACACCTACATTCACAGGAACAGTTGGAGAAATTACGGGTGCGTTAACACTAATACCTAATGGTGAAAGTGGTGTTGTAGTGGGTCCTACTGATGTAACTTCTTTCACAGTGACTGATGGTGGAACATCAGCACAGAATAGTGGAGACTCAGAATTTACTGCTGCTACTGTACAACTTGATTATGATGGTACTGTAAGTCAAACTTTCCCAGTAAGTGCTACCCTAGTAACTGGTGGTTCTGGATATAGTTTACAAGGCACACCAGATAAAATTGTTATACCATCTAGTTCAGTAAATGTTAATCAGTTATTACCTATTGAACTCACCATTAGTAGTGTTCAAGAGTTTACAAATGGCACTGCAGCATATACAGATACTGGTGCTAACACTGCTGCTGGTAGTGGTGCCGCTGTTAGTGTCACAGTTGCTAGAGGTGGTCTGGATATTACATCCGCTTTAGTTGACCCAGATGCCACACCAGGAACCGGATACTTAGATACAGAACAAATTACTATCAACTTACCTGGTAGTATGCCTAATAGTGGTGAACTAACATATGATATTACCACCGTACAGAATGAATACTATACAGATACAAGCTATAGTGTCCTCCTCCTAAATAGTGGTGGGGAAGAATATTCTGCACTTGATGTTTTAAGTACAAATGATGTAATTCCATTCAGGGATCCAGTTACAGACGTGGTACAGAATGGTGGATTAGAATTACAAGTTCAGTCAATTAGATCGCAGATAAACAAAGCAGTCTTCACTGGATTTGGTGCTGTTGAATTCCTCAGAGGAAAAGGTTGGACCATTAGAGTAGAGAGTTAAATGGCATTACTTAATCAAGGATTTGTAAGATCACTAAACTTAGATGATGTTGAAGATTCCATACTCAGCATCAATAACTTAGCTGGTGGTACTATCACTAACGATCTTATTGTTTTCGCTAATAATGAAAACAATGTGACCAAACTTTTATTTAAACGACCTGGTATAGACACAAATAATAGTGTTGTAACTGAAGGTGACGGCAGTGTCTTCAGGCAGGTGGATAAGATTGGAACCTTTGGTAATGGAGACCAAGTTCGTATCAGGTCAATCATTAACATCACCAATATTGAGAGGGATGGACTACCTATTGCGGCTAATGACCAACTCCGTGTGACTCTAGAGAAACCTTTGCCTGCTGATTTCTTTGACCCTGCAAATGGTGTCATTAAAGTAATATTAAATGAAACTAGATTTGAGATTGCTACAGACCAGTTAAATGGTAAGGAATATGTAGCAACTGGTATTTTTGGTAGTCCACAGATTCAATTCTTTTTAAATGATGTTGGATACCCTGAAGATTTAGATGATGAAGGTGTTGACCAAAATGCTATTGGTGCTTTCGATCCTGATGGTCCCAATAATAATCTGGATAACTATCCATACATCACATCCTCTTCTTTAGCGGGCCCAGCGGTGGTTTCTGGAGACGCTATTGATTACAATAGAATATACTTTATAGCAAATTCTAATGCTGTTAATCAATTTAGAATTGGTAGAAACTATAGTAGAAGAGAACTGATTGACCAAATTGATTTTGGAACATCTTTTGCTGGTGATGTACCAGTTGCAGGTTATAATGGTACATCAGGTGCCAGCGTAATATTTGAAAGGGTAAATAAATGCGTCAAAGAAAACTTAATCAACCTTTCACTCCCTGTTTTTGAAGATAGAAATGACTTTACTTATACTAGTGACGCTTTGAGTTTTGGAATTAATGGAAACTTTTCTAGACTAGAATCATCTCTAGACTCAGCAACATTCTACACACTTCAAAAGTATTTGTCCAGAGAGTATAATTACTATGATGTAGATGAATTAGAATTTGCTGGAAATTTATATAGTTCTGATCCTGATGGATTTAATCAAATACAATCAGACTTAGTAGAAACTGATAGAAGTCCTGGTGTTTATATTATTAATAAGGATGCATCCCCAGCGTTTGATAATATTGTTTTAACTAGGGCGTATTCTGATAACACTCAACCATGGGAACTCAATGTAAATACGCTAGAGTTCCAAGCACTAAGAGATTTCGATGGTAATTCTACTACATTTAATGATAATAATCAGGAGATGACAATTGGTAATTTAATTTTACAAGATAAAACTGATGCTATTGAAATTGGTAGTGCCTCAGAACCATTACAAAATGTTGATGTACTTACACTAGGGGAAGCTAGTGTTATTGATAGCGGTCAACCAGTGCTTGCCGCTGATCCAAATCAATTTAGATTTACACATAAATTAAACGTACTAATAGATACTACTGGTGAAGGACCAGAGTTCTATAGTATTTGTTTATCTACAGTAGCAGATGCAGGAACTGCACCTGGTTCTTCTTAAACGTTATCTCTCCAGAGTAACAGATAGTAAGTGTCTCCGTTTCCATCTGTAATGGGAACGTAACCACCCATAATATCATTTGCGTCTGTTGCTACTTCATTAGACCCATCAGTAACCATCTCTAACTTGTCGTAGGAGACTTTACTATTCGTATTGAATACTCCTGCTCTACCACCACCCGTGCTGGTAAAGTCTAGTACCATTTTCACATCATTGATTGTTGCTAGTCCTCTAGAGGTAGCAGCAAATGGTGGTGAAGTATCAGTAGGTCTGAAACATACTTCTTTATTAACTGTATCCCCAACAGGTGTGAATGTAATTCTAGTTACTACACTATCAACAAAACTGATTGGATTATTTTGTACTGCTCCAGAACCAACTGTTAGTGTAACTAAAGCTGCTGTATCCTGAGCACCGCCACCAGCATTTGATGCTGATTGTGTGATATCAGATACGATATTTGAAATTGTAGCAACACCACCTAAGTTATTAACATCTGGTCCTGTGAATTGAAGTGATGGGAATAGGTGTGCTACCATTCCATTAGTTAAATCTTTAGCATCTGGAACTCTAAATGTTACACTGCTACTAGCAACATCAGGATAGTCTAATCTAAATGTAGCATTAGCACCACCAGTATTGATAGTTATTATATTGCCGGGTTCGTATCCTTCACCCGCATTGTCTGGGTCTACCCAAGCATATGTAACGGCACCAGCACCATCAGTTACATAATATACTTGCAGATTGCTCCCTGTTCCACCAGTGGTGCCTACAGAACTACCAGATGGTAATGCTTCACTTACATATCCACTACCACTACTATCGAGTTCTAGTTTGGGTAGAATTCTCTTATCAAATACTCCCTGACAATAGGAGGCAAGACCATCGTTGTTAAGTCCAAAGGTTTGATAAACAAACCATCTCTTACCAAATCCAAATATACTTTGTGATTGATCTGCAAATACAAAAGAGTTTTCTGCTTGATTAAATCCAGATTCAACTCCTGTTTGGAATCTATCAATCAATGCGGTTTCACTACTTTGCTTTAGCACACCAACTTCTTCTTGTCCGGGTATAGTTTTGTCATTGTAGAAGAATTGACCTGTCCAGTCTTCTTGCTTGAAGATTTGATTCTTTTGGAAAATTAGTCTAGGTTTTCCTGTTAAAAATGTGTCAGTAAGTGTAGCGCAATCAAATACTAAATTGATACCTGGTTGGTCTAATAAATTACCATCAATTTCAAATAGTTCAAAGTTAGAATACCCTGTACCTGGTGTCAATGTAGTGATTACGAATGAACCACTGTTATTTCTACTAATGTTAAAGGTAGCTCCAGTTCCATCTGTATTAGAAGTAATATTTACTCCTTGTTCGAATGTTCCGTAGTCTTTGTTGGTGAAGTCAAGGTCTACAGTATCTCCGGAAATAATTCTTGAGACATCGAATCCTCTTTCTCCTAAAGCAAACCCATTTTCTGATAGTCCTGTTGCCGGTACGATGTCTGTACTGTATTCTCCGTTTGTACCAAAGGCAACTAACCCTTTATGATCTATAATTTCTATATCTGATGTGCCGCTTGAAGTACACGTTCTGTCGAGAATAATTGATTGATTATTATTAATACTAGAAATTCTGGAACCAACTGGAATGCCAGCACCTATTACATAATTTCCTACTTCAACAAATTCAGTTCTATTAGGCAGTCCTACATTTATACCTGTGTCAGGTAGTACAACAATTCTAGAATTGTTAGTTGTTGTTGCTTCTCTAGACTGAATTATATCTGTTACTGGACCTAAGTTACCAACGTAATAAGATACAATTGGATTGAAGTTTGATAGTCCAACGTAGTTATCACCAGCAGCACCTCCTTCTAGTGGTGTAGTTTGTACACCAACTGGCAATCTGTCATTAATTCTGGTTCCAGCAAAACTAATTGATTCATCAATAAATTTTTTGAAGTTACCTATCTGATAGAAATCAAAGTAGTCTTCTGGATACAAATATTTGTAGTCAAAGTCATCATCTTGTCCACCAAGAGGTGGATTTCTTTCAAAGATAATTCTTCTGTCAAGTGACCCAGTAATTTGCGACTCAGATTTATCTATTGCGTCATCATCATAGAAGAAACTAATTCTAATTTTGTATGGATCGTATGCTTTTAACTCACCTAAGTTTACTTGGAAAGTTCTACTGGTTCCTAATGCTATTCCTGTATTACTAGCAGCAAGTTCATCATAGAAGTACCATCCTCTTGTGCTATCGATAGTAATTGTGATGTCTGCACCACCAACAGATGCTCCTGGAATAGTAATAGTCTCACTAGAAAGATATCCATCACCAGGATTGTTGATAAGAACAATAGGATTACCACCCAAATCTCTACTGACATTAAAAGATGCTCCAACACCAGCACCTGTATATGTAAATGCTGATATAGTACCATAGTTTTGATTAAATTCTGCTGGCACAGCAGCTCCAGCAGTACTAATTTCATCAATAATACCAGCAGTAACTAATCTAGTTTGATCTAAAATAGTTTGTAAACCACTGCCATTATTAAAATCTAAATCATTTAGTCTAAAAGTTCCTGTGCTTGGGTCGAAGGTAAAATCTTTACTTGGTGCTTCCTTTGTATCAAATTCAACTCTTATGAATCCAGTTGTGGTAATTCTGATACTCCATGTCCCATTTTGTGTGGGTTTAAAGAATCCTGTCCACTCAACACCACCATAAAAATTTGCTAGGTTAGGTGATAGTTTCTGATTGTAAACAAACTCACCTTCCTCCCAAAAATTATTCTTATCGTCAGCTCTTTCTGTACCTTTTGCTGGGTCTATTGTTGCTCTACCTGTAGGGTCTGTGGGGTCAACATAGTTATCGAACCCTAGGAATGGTGTTGAAGCATCTTCTGGTGTGCTTCTCAAGATGCCATCAGAATTAAAGTATCTTGCTGTCAGTCCATCTCCACCAAAGAAGAAGGGTTCTGATGTAGTAAAGTATGCTCTATCAAATCTATTTGATAGTGTAATTAGGGGTTCATAGGTTATGTTTGTACCAGTTGGTCCAGTAAATTGTACTGTAGTGTTAGCAGCACGAGAAAATACATTAGAATCAACATCACTGGAAAATATTCCTTTGATTAATTGTAGGTCTTCACCAGTAAATGATTCTGCACTACCCTTAATCCTATCCAGCAAAGTGTTTAATGCAGTAACTGTGCTAGACAAATCACGAAGATTTTCTGACCTCTTAGCACCAAATTTCGAAAAAATCTTTGCCATCTTTTACTAACACTATTTCCCTAGTTGTATTTAGGTTCTTGTGCCAGCAACAAACTGGCACAACCCCCCTTGCTTTTCTAGGTAAACTAGCCTATATTATATTCAGCGGTGGTTAATCGGACCACCCATCATCTGCGGGTATTCACTCCGCAAGTAAACTAAGAGGTAAAACAAATGCTTAAATCTACTTTCGCAGCCCTTGCTGCTGCTCCCCTGTTCGCTGGCGCTGCTGTCGCTGGTCCCTATGTTAATGTCGAAACCAATGCTGGTTGGACCGGTTCGGACTACAATGGTGCCGCGACTGATCTCCACATCGGTTACGAAGGTGCTCTTGGTGAGCGTACTTCCTACTACGTCCAAGGTGGTGCTACTGTCGTGACTCCTGATGGTGGTGACACTGACACCGTTCCTTCCGGTAAGGCAGGTGTTGGTTTCGCTGCGACTGATGCACTCGGTTTCTATGGTGAAGTCTCGTTCGTTGGTTCCGGCGATAGCGACATCGACCGTGGTTATGGTGCTAAGGCAGGTGTGAAGTACAGCTTCTGATCCTTCCTAGGGGACTTCGGTCCCCTTAAACCATGAAATACTTAAAGGTATTCTTCCATCCAGTAACACAGATTAACTTGTTACTGGTTGGATTTTTTATTATAGTAGGGTTGGTACATAACCACGCCCATCATACTATGGAGCGAGACACTGACTCCTATGTCCGTAACTTCTGTAAGAAGAACAAAGATATATGTGCCAGTTATGTAAGTGATTACTGATAATAATGAGACAGGGGGCTTGACAAGGGTCCCCTTCTTGCTATATAATATGTAAAGATTCATTACAAAACGTATCATGACTGTTACAACTAACGAGCACGGTCAACAAAACATGTGGGCTGTCGAACCCCAAATGGTAGTTGAGGACTACAATAAGAAGGGTCTTTTCTCTCCCTGGCAACAAAAGGAGATGTATAATGGTCGCTGGGCTATGATGGGTCTCATCATGGGCTTCGTTACCTACGCCGTCAATGGCAAATTTTTCTTTGGAATTTTCTGATAATAAATGACTGAATTTAACATTACTCTCAAGTCTCCTACGGGAGAAGAAACTACTATCACATGTCCTGATGATACCTACATCCTCGATGCTGCTGATGAAGCAGGGATTGACCTTAACTACTCTTGCCGTGCTGGCGCTTGCTCTAGCTGTGCTGGGCGTCTGGAGTCGGGTTCTGTAGACCAGAGCGACCAATCGTTCCTTGATGATGACCAGATTGAATCTGGATTTGTTCTCACATGTGTGAGTTACCCCACAAGTGACTGTGTAATTTTGACAGAACAAGAAGATGCGTTATACTGAAGATGTCCTTGTTGAAGCAGTTGCTGCTCTTGGATGGGATGTCAGAAATGATGACATTCATGTAGAGATTGGCGGCACTTCTGTCTATGGCATTGATGGTGCTGGTACTAAGTGGGCACCCACACTTGGTACTCGTAAGTATAATAAAGATGCCTTCATCGTAATTAAAAATAGATCCCGTACACCTTTTGAACCAAGTAAATCTAACAATGACCAGAGTTCCTGAAGTTACTTTCCATACTAGAGTTCGTGATGAATCTATTGATGGACCCAACCCATATCGCTGGCAAGATGTAACCACTGCTGACTTGTTCGCAGGTAAGCGTGTAGTTGTATTCTCTTTGCCTGGTGCCTTCACTCCTACCTGCTCCACATACCAGCTTCCTGGTTATGATGAAGCATACTTTGAGTTTAAAAAGAATGGTATCGATGAGGTCTATTGTCTCTCTGTGAATGACTCTTTCGTTATGAATGCTTGGTTCAAGCAACAAGGAGTTGAGAATGTTAAACCTATTCCTGATGGTAGTGGTGAGTTCACCTACGCTATGGGAATGTCAGTTAACAAAGCAAACCTAGGATTTGGTTTCCGTTCCTGGCGTTATGCTATGGTCGTGAATGATGGTGAGATTGAGATTATGTTTGAGGAACCTGGCAAGGTAGGTAACTGCCCTGTTGATCCTTATGAAGTAAGCGATCAGGATACTGTACTTACTTGGTTAAAAGAACATGCCTAATCCCAATCAACTTTATCAGGATATGCAGAAACTCGATGATTTGTATAACGAGTTACTATGGCATCCTGACGACGTGCTACAATTTACCCACGATGGTGAGAAAATCATCATCACTAACAAAACTTTGGAGGAAAACAAATGAAATTCGGATTCACCCCTGAGGCAGAGATTCTCAACGCTCGCCTGGCAATGCTTGGTTTCGTCATCGCAGTCGGAACTTACATGACTACAGGACAAATCATCCCAGGAGTCTGGTGATGTTATTGTTAGCAAGTATTCTAGTTGGAGCGTTCATATTTGGATCACTCCTTACTGATGATGCTGATGATGACGATGACCACCAGGGAGGTATGATGGTTCCTGTATCTATTCCCACATAAATAAAACTGAATATCGTCGGCCGCTTAAAGACTCCCCTGCCAAATAACAGGGGGGTCTTTTTTATTAGAATGTCGTAGTTACTGTTGCAAATACCCAAGTATTTTCAGAGACGCAAAGGTATAGGTTAGTACCATCAAGAATAATTTCTCCTGGTCTTCCTGTATCTGAAGAAGATGCGGGAGCAGTACCAACTCTAATGTATCCTACAGCACCAGTTACTCCGTCTTCATCAGTAATATTCCAAGAGCTATTATTACCAGCACCAGTAGAAGAATCATAGAATAAATCTGATACTGTACCAGGATCTTGGACGAACGCTCTGATTGTAGAGTTCTGTCTTGTGATACCAACTCCATCTCTTAACTGTAGAATTGCAGCGGAAGACCCACCAATTGTACTGTTACCTGTTGATCTAAGAGTTGGTGCGGTAAAGTTTAATGTTGTTTGTAAATCTGTAGCACTCTCAGTTAGTGATGTATTTACTAATTGATTGTTAGTATTGTCCCACTTGAGAATAGTTTCGTCAGTAAAAGTTGCTGAATTTTTTAGTAGGAATGATGTACCTGATGTACTCAGACCACCATCTCCAGAGACTGAGTAAGTTGTATTTGTATCTACAAATGTGGAGGTGATAGTAATAGTTTTTGATGGACTATCATATCCAAGAGTTAAATCTCCTGCTACTTGTAGTCTTACAGATGTATCTCCATTAGGTGTTGGGTTTGATACGGGATTGTTCTGTAGATTATAAACATCCAGTTGTAAATCTACAGCGTTTCCACCAGCACCAGCACCAGTAATTTCATATCTTGAGTCGGTATCAATAGCAGGAACAGTGTCACCTAAGAATACCGTTTGAGTTCCAAACACAATAAAATCATTTACTAGTGATGTGTTTGGTATGTCTACGAGTGTGTTTAGTGACCCACTGATAGTTTTATTTGTTAGTGTTTGAGTCTCAGTTTCTCTTACAACACCAGCAAATCCACCTAGACTACCAACAAAACTGTCTCCAGAAATCCATTCTAATTCTGTGCCATTATATTGAATGATATCATTTAGTGAAGACGGTAATCCATTGGATAATTCTAGATTACTCTGTGATAAATTGAGATCATCTACACCTTTCAACTCTTCAATCCTAGGGATTGCTGTGTTAACAACTAATGGATAGCGACTTGCCATTATGATACCTATTGTTCCTGATAAAACTATTTATTTATCTGGTGTGCCGGTCAGACAGGTGTCCCTGACCCCTTGCGCTGCCCTGCGAAATCGTGTATCTTATATGAGTGGTCGGGAGTCCACCCCAAAGATGAGTACAAATACTCAAATATTGGGGCTTGACAGGAAACCCGTACCATGTTATGCTAAATACATCAAACGGTTAAGAAACGTAAAGTTTCTTAATGCTTTTGTTACAACCTGCCGCTTGACCGGGACTAGGCAGTTCAATCCGTCCCTCATATCCCAAGGCGAGGGGTCTTGGGAAATAGTAACTCCACCATGTCCCTGATGGTCTTACTTTTTTGCTTAATAAAATGACTACTCTTTCACGTCAAAAATCACAATCGAATACTTGGGAACAGTTTTGTAGTTGGGTCACTAGCACCAACAACCGTCTTTATGTTGGTTGGTTTGGGGTCTTGATGATTCCTTGCTTGCTCGCCGCTACAACCTGCTTCATCGTTGCTTTCATCGCTGCTCCCCCTGTGGACATCGATGGTATCCGTGAACCAGTCGCTGGTTCTCTACTCTATGGAAACAACATCATCTCAGGCGCAGTCGTACCATCGTCTAACGCCATCGGTCTACACTTCTATCCCATCTGGGAAGCAGCATCACTGGATGAATGGCTCTACAACGGAGGTCCTTTCCAGTTGGTCATCTTCCACTTCCTCATCGGTATCTATGCTTACATGGGACGCGAATGGGAACTTTCTTATCGTCTAGGTATGCGTCCTTGGATCATGGTTGCTTACTCTGCACCTGTTGCAGCAGCATCCGCTGTGTTCCTGGTCTATCCTTTCGGTCAAGGTTCTTTCTCTGACGCAATGCCTCTTGGCATCTCCGGTACGTTCAACTACATGCTTGTCTTCCAAGCAGAGCACAACATTCTGATGCACCCCTTCCACATGCTTGGAGTTGCTGGTGTCTTTGGTGGTTCACTTTTCTCTGCTATGCATGGTTCACTGGTTACTTCCTCCTTGGTTCGTGAAACCACTGAGTCTGAGTCCCAAAACTATGGTTACAAGTTTGGTCAAGAAGAAGAGACCTACAACATCGTTGCTGCTCATGGATATTTTGGTCGTCTGATCTTCCAATACGCATCCTTCAACAACTCTCGTTCACTTCACTTCTTCCTGGCAGCATGGCCTGTCGTTGGTATCTGGTTCACTGCACTTGGTGTTAGCACCATGGCATTCAACCTCAACGGTTTCAACTTCAACCAGTCCATCATGGATGGTCAAGGTAAAGTCCTGAACACCTGGGCAGATGTCCTCAACCGCGCTGGTCTTGGCATGGAAGTAATGCACGAGCGTAATGCTCACAACTTCCCTCTCGACCTTGCTGCTGCTGAGTCCACTCCTGTGGCACTCACCGCTCCTAGCATCGGTTGATTCAAAATTGAATAGTTAAATTAAAGATCCTGGAAAAAATTTTTCCAGGATTTTTTTATCCAAAAAGTCGATGATGGATAAAGATACCCCAGATAAATTGAGAGAGATTATCATGGACACATGGCCTCAATTATACTGGTTAAAAAATTCAAAGGATAATAAAAATGGTCGCAAGCACACTAACACAAACAAAGACAAGGGGGTGGTTTGATGTACTCGATGACTGGCTTAAGCGTGATAGGTTCGTTTTTGTTGGTTGGTCAGGTCTTCTTCTGTTCCCTACTGCTTACATGGCACTGGGCGGTTGGCTCACAGGTACAACGTTCGTTACCTCCTGGTACACACATGGGTTGGCCTCGTCGTATCTGGAGGGGGCTAATTTCCTTACTGCTGCTGTATCAACTCCTGCTGACGCTCTCGGACATTCCCTACTTCTACTCTGGGGTCCTGAAGCTCAGGGAGACATCATCCGTTGGTTCCAACTTGGGGGACTCTGGAATTTTGTGGCGCTCCACGGTGCCTTCGCTCTCATAGGATTTATGCTTCGGCAGTTTGAAATTGCTCGTCTCGTAGGGATTAGACCGTACAATGCTATCGCCTTTTCTGGTCCGATTGCTGTCTTTGTGTCTGTTTTTCTCATGTATCCTCTCGGACAGTCCAGTTGGTTCTTTGCGCCGTCGTTTGGCGTTGCAGCGATTTTCCGCTTCCTATTATTCCTACAGGGCTTCCACAACTGGACGCTCAACCCGTTCCATATGATGGGTGTAGCAGGTATCCTGGGTGGTGCTCTTCTCTGTGCTATTCATGGTGCTACTGTAGAAAATACTTTGTTCGAAGATGGTGAACAATCAAATACTTTCAAGGCATTCGAGCCTACTCAAGAAGAAGAAACTTATTCAATGGTTACGGCTAATCGTTTTTGGTCACAAATTTTCGGTATTGCGTTTAGCAATAAGCGTTGGTTGCATTTTTTCATGCTGTTTGTTCCTGTTATGGGTCTCTGGACATCTTCAATCGGGATCATCGGTCTTGCACTCAACCTTCGTGCATATGATTTTGTGAGTCAGGAGATTCGTGCTGCTGAAGACCCGGAATTTGAGACCTTCTATACAAAAAATATCTTGCTCAACGAAGGACTTCGTGCTTGGATGGCACCAGTTGACCAACCACATGAGAACTTCGTGTTCCCAGAAGAAGTTCTTCCTAGAGGCAACGCACTCTAAACCACTTCCACAACCGTCACACCACTCCTTTACAGGGGTGGTTTTTTATTGTATAATACATATTATAGTCATTAAACTACTATGGAAATAGAACTCTATTCGACACCGGGATGTAAATGGTGTGAAAAATCACATAAACTTTTTGATTTAGCTGAGGTAGAATACAAAGAGTATGTGGTAGGAACAGATATTTCTGCAGAAGATGTCAAGATTAAGTATCCTTTTTCTTCCGGTTATCCAATCATTGTTATCGATGGTAAAAATGTTGGTGGATTGGTTGGAGCAGCAAAAGAATTTGTCAAACGTGGTATTATTTCGTCACCAAAATGAGTGAGAATTTACAGATAAATAAAGGCGTGGAGCTGATGCTCAGGAGAGGACAGAAGAGACCAAAAACAAGTGGTCTAAAGGTTAAAAACACATTCACCCTCCTGAGAAAAATCTTTTCGTTTCGACTAGAGTTTACTTGGGAGGACAACAAGTAATCTAGGAGTAAGAAATGGACGCATCTTTAACGGTAGTATTGACATCGTTTATGATCCTTGGATCACTCGCACTCGGCACAACTATTGGTTGGATTGCCAACGATGTTTTCGGAATCTATCTACAAGCGCAGCAGCCACAGGTCCAGATGCATCCTGAGATGTATGATGATGACGGCATAGTCATCAACGAAGAGTTGTATTCAGTTCGTTTCGTTGCTGATGATGGTTACGATGACGATGACTACGACGACTAAATATCAATATTCATATTTACTGACATGAAATTATTAATGCATGAGGTGTTACAAAAAGTTAGTAACGCCAAAACAAAAGCGCAAAAGATTAAACTTCTACAAGAGTATAATACTCCAGCACTTAGACAAATTCTAATTGCAAATTTTGATGAAAGTATTATATCAGAACTTCCAGAAGGTGATGTTCCGTTTAATAAAAACGATGCGCCTGAAGACACTGAACATACAAAGTTAGTTCATGAATATAAAAAACTATATCTATTCTTTAAGGGAGGAGCTCCACAACTAAAACAATCTCGTCGTGAAACCCTCTTCATTCAACTGCTAGAGGGTCTTCATGCTGGTGAAGCAGAGGTTCTGTGCTTAATGAAAGACAAACAAATTGGTAAACGGTGGAAGATTACTCAGCAATGTGTTGCTGAAGCATTTCCACAAATCAAATGGGGGACTCGTTCTTGACATTTAATTCTGAACAAATCAAACGACTTGAGAACTATATGATTAAGATTATAGTTCAGAACACAACGCCAGAGGCAGCAAAGGACACGTCTCTACCCCGTGACAGTTACCTATTGAGGCTTGACACCGGGGAGGAGCAGTGGTATGATATAGTTCGTGGGTTGAAAGGAAACATCTTTGATGCCTACTACGATACCTTCGGGCATTGTATTCAATCAATGGAGTGGACTGAAGGCAAGATACCCGCTAAATTGTGGAGTAACATGCAAGATGCCCCACCGGAGGCCAAGAAAAAAACTAAATAATTATATCGTTCATCCAAAGGGACTTTATATCCCTGTGGACGCAAGTAAGTCGCGGAACGGAGCGTTCATCCCATGTTAGAATTACTTCTATCAACTACACTCACTTGTCAACAATCTGATGCTATCATGCTGAAGATTAAGTTGAATGAGACTCTACCTGAATACATTCGGATAGAGTTAGTAGAAACTGTAAAGGATTATACTAAAGAGTGTGAGTGGGACGCAAACGACTGAAGGAACGGGGAATAAACCACCCTAGTATTTCAGGAGACTAACAATGAACACACTTAACATGATCCGTAATCAGATTCAAAAAGCATCTGCATTACATGACGCACAGATTGCTATGACATCCTATCGTGGTGTCAAGTACGAGTGCAAGCAAGGTGCAGAAGAAATTCACGGCACCTTCTGCTATCGCGGTCATACTTACAACAAATGATATATTTGTTATAATATAGAACTAGAGGGGATACTCCCCTCTTTTTTTGTATAGATATAGTATTGTTGCGATAGATAATAGTGGATAGAAGAAACTTAAAAGAGATATTACATAGACTTAAAGAAGTCATTGAAGAACTAGAGGTAGAGATTTATTCTGACACGGATGCTTATCAACCATCTGGTTCCTATATTGGGGATGATGACGACGGATACCCTGATTGACAAACAGCACACATCGTGCTAAACTATGAACACATTGATTTGAAAACACATGACTCATGTAGTAGACTTCAAAGGATACATTAAACAAATTAAAAAAGCATTGAAACAAGAACATCTTTATAATGATGAAGAGTTACGCAAATTGAAGTCCGACCTTCGCAATCTCGAAAAAACAAATAAACTAATACGAGACAGGCAGAACAATGGTTTCGGTCAGTATCTCAACCTGCCTGATCCAGTTAAGATAGAGTCCACTATCGCTTCCCAACCTGAGGAAGATGTGGTAGAATCTGTTGATGTTGAAGTTGTGGAGGATACCAATGAAGTGTGAAGTGATTGCTGTTAGTCAAGGTTATGGCAAACTAGAAGGTAAGAGTGGGCAGGAGATTATCTCTTACACTGCCAGGGTATCTAACCCAGGCAACCAGATGAACTTTGATACTGCTGCTGGTCTGCTCCGGTATTGTATTCGAGAGAAGCACTGGAGCATCTTCGAGCAAGCAGACATGACGATTGAGATTAACACTACCCGTGCTATTGCTCAGCAAATCCTGCGTCATCGTTCGTTCTGCTATCAAGAATTTTCACAACGGTATGCTACCACTGATGTTCTTGGTGAGATTAAACTGCCTGAACTTCGTAGGCAGGACACAAAGAATAGACAGAACTCTACTGATGATCTAGATGAGTTTGAGAAGCAGTCTTTGGAACTACAGATGCAAACTCTGTTTGATTCTTCTCAGGCATTGTATGAGCAGATGATTGGACGAGGTGTGGCAAAGGAGTGTGCCCGCAATGTGCTCCCCCTTTGTGTACCAACCCGTATGTATATGAAAGGTAACTGTCGTTCGTGGGTGCATTACATTGACCTTCGTGGTGGCAATGGCACACAGAAAGAACACGCTTTGATTGCTCAAGAAGCAAAGAAACTATTCATTGAAGTGTTCCCTGACGTAGCAGAAGCAATGGAATGGAACAATGACTAGTACATCCTATATTTTTCCATGTGATTTTGTATATTGTCATACAGTTGACAACCATGAAGAGATAAAAGAAAAGTATTTACATCATTTCAAATGGGATGCTGAGTCTTATGGTTCTTTGTATAGAAAAAAATCTAAATGGAATTGTGAAGTAACTAGTAGTTACTTCAGAGATGGTGCAAATCCACTTCCATTTTTGGATTCATACTTTTATGACTCTGTTGTATGGGCTCCGGTCGATTCTATGTTAAAAGAGATGGGTGAAAAAATTAACTTGCCAACTCCAAAACAATCCACAATTAATCAACTGTGGTATAATGAATACTATCCAGGAAATTGGCAAGAGATACATAATCATATCAATACTAATGCACGACAACAATTTTCCGGGATATATATTCTAGATTTAAATGAAGACAAAAATAAAACCGGGTTCTATTCAACATCAAACAGGGCTGCCTGGGGAGAAAATCCATTCGTTATGCATTTTCCAGATGTAAAAGAAGGGACGGTATTAATATTTCCAGTAGAACTAAATCATTTCGTTAATCCATGTGATAATAGACGAACTACAATTTCATTTAATATATCATCTGAATATGAATAACAAAAAGGAGCAAGAAGATGGCGACGTACCCAGTAGTTAATAAAGTTACGGGCGAACAAAAAGAAGTAAGCATGAGCGTTCATGATTGGGATCAGTGGAAAACTGACAATCCAGACTGGGATCGTGATTGGTCTGACCCATCCACTGCACCAATGTCATCAGAAATGGTGGGTGATTGGAGGGATAGAATGTCTAAGTCTCATCCAGGTTGGACTGACCTCATGAAACACAAAGTTAATCCTCAAGCAAAAGCAATCGGGAACGTTTCTATAACCAACAAATACAACTACTAATATGCCAAGATCTAGAAAGTCGCGCAGCGCACAACAACCAACGAAACCCAGTCGCAAGATGGTGAAGCGTAATAAAGGACGCAATACAGAACATCTTGAGGCAATCATGCCAATGACACCAGCACAGGAGAGATTCTTTGGTGCATATGAAAGTGGCAAATGCATCTTTGCTTATGGTTGTGCTGGTACAGGTAAATCATTCCTCGCTCTCTATCTAGCACTCAAAGAAGTGTTTGATGAATACTCTGCTTACGAGAAAGTTTATATCGTTCGCTCACTTGTTCCTAGTAGAGAGATTGGTTTCCTACCTGGCACCCACGATGATAAGGCAGAGCTCTATGAAATCCCTTACAAAAATATGGTGAGGAATATGTTTGATCTCTCAACTGACAGAGAGTATCAGACATTGTATGATGACCTCAAAGCACAGGAAACTATTTCATTCTGGAGCACCAGTTTCATTCGCGGCACGACACTAGACAATGCTATAGTTATTGTGGATGAATCACAGAACTTGAACTTCCACGAACTTGATAGTATTATCACTCGCGTGGGTCAAGACACAAAGATTATCTTTGCTGGTGATGTTATGCAGTCTGACCTCATTAAAGACAAGGAAAAGAATGGTATCCTCAGGTTCCAACAAATCCTTGACAACATGGAAGAGTTTGAACTGGTTGAGTTTGGTGTCGAAGACATCGTTCGTTCTGATCTAGTGAAGTCTTACATCCTTAATAAAATGTCCCTTGGAATTACCTAATGTTTAATCATGTAGAACTGGCGGAAGTATTTGAAGTCGAAGCAGTCACGGAGGATGGTACTCGAACCTATCCCACACCCAAAGGTAACTATCCGTCAGTTACTACTGTGATTGGTAAGAACCCAGAGAAAATGGCAGGTATTATGCGCTGGCGTAAGCGTGTAGGTGAAGTGAAAGCAAACAAAGTATCTAAGAGAGCAACCTCTAGGGGCAATGACTTCCACCTGTTTGCAGAGCATTATCTGAAGAACAATCATCCCACTGATGAGGACTTGACTGCAGCACCATTACCTGCTATGATGTTCTCAGCGGCGGTGCCTATTCTTAACAACATAAATAATATTTACTTACAAGAGGCAGTTCTTTATTCTGACTTGCTAAAGATTGCAGGTCGTGTTGATTGTATCGCTGAATACAATGGAGTGCTGTCAATCATAGATTTCAAAACCTCTGCGGAGAGAAAGAGACGCAAGTACATTTACGATTACTTTGTCCAGGAACAAGCATACGCATGTATGTTTTATGAGATGTATGGACTAGCACCTAAGCAGCTAGTCACTATTATTGCTTGCGAAGATCTTGACATCCAAGTAGAGATTGAGAAACCTTGTAAAGAATATTATATTAAGTTACAAGAGTACATCGCACACTACTACAAAAACTATGCCTGAACAACTGGAGGATAAATTTATGAGCACTGCGAAATTTTCGCAGGATGTTGAGCACATCGTCCTACATAATGAGGACATGAATTATATTGATGCTGTTATTCATTACTGTGATATCAATGAGATTGAATTTGAAAGTGTATCTAAGTTACTCTCCAAACCATTGAAGGAGAAATTAAAACTAGATGCACAACGCCTAAATTATATGAAGAGAACCAGTCGTAGCGCAAAATTAGTACTAACATGAGTGATTTTTTCCAATCAGAAATGGTGAGGGGCGACATCCAGGAGATGACCGACCTCCAGATGTATTGTGTGCGGGCATCAACTATGCTGCCTGCACTTTCTCCTATCAAACTGAATGAATATTATGATGTTCTCATCCAACTCATTGAGAAGCAGAAGACATTCTATTTCAGAATGAAACTGAGTGAAGATGAAGAAGCAAAGATGATGGTGAAAGTGATGAAAGATTTCACCTATCAATTTGCTGGTGTTGATGATGAAGGTAATCCTACAGTTCCTGAAGGCACACCACTCGAAGAAGTGTTTGACACTCTAGTTGAAAGAGTGAAAGCACAAAAAGAATCCATTGCTCCCTATGTTGAGGAGCAACTACGTCTCCAAGAGGACGACTAATCAACTGGCACAGACCCCCTTGTCCCAGGACTGTGCCTGTATTATCATGTGTAAGTGCGGGACAAACAACGTACAACTAAGTAAAACAACCAAGTAACTATGTCATTTTCAGACCTTAAGCGTAGCTCCACTGCCACTGACTTCGACTTCCTTCAGAAGGAACTTGAGTCTAAAGATGGTGGAGGTAGCGGTTATCCTGAGTTCAAACCAGCATTGAACAAGGAGAAGACTGGTGGTGGTGCTATCCTGCGCTTCCTACCTGCTCCCGCTGGAGAGTCAGCACCTGTTGTGAAACTCTTCCAGCATGTTTATCAGAATCAGGAGACTGGACAATGGTTCATTGAGAACTGCCCTACCACACTCCAAGGTGTTGGTCCTGGCATCTGTCCCGTCTGTGATTCCAACCGAGACATCTACAAGAACAATCCTAAAGAAGTAGCACAGAAACTTGCTGCTGGTAAGTCTCGTAAGAAGAAGTACATTGCTAATGTACTGGTGATTAAAGACCCTGCTAATCCTCAGAACGAGGGTCAAGTTATGCAGTGGCGTTTCGGTCAGCAGATCTTTGATATTATCTCTCGCGCTATGAAACCTGAAGAAGGTATGGGTGATGAACCTATTCCCGTCTTCAACTTCTGGAAGGGTGCTAACTTCCGCCTTCGTATTACACTGAAGGGTTCTTACTGGAACTATGAGTCTTCTAGTTTCGAAGCACCTACAGCATTGTCTAACGATGATGATGAACTGGAGAAGATTTACAACCAACTGTATCCTCTCGCTTCTATCGTTGATGAAGACCAGTTCAAGTCATACGATGACCTTGAACGTCGCTTTAATGATGTAGAGGGTAAGGGTCGTCCTGCTCCTCGTATTCAAGAGGAAGAGGATGAATTGTTTGGTGGCGGTGGGTTCAATGACCCTGACATCACTCTGTCAGCACCTGCACCTGAACCTGTCTCTGCTTTCCGTAGTCAGGTAGAGTCCAGCGAACCAACCAAGGATGCAGACTTTTTTGAATCTCTCCTTGCTGATTGATGAACCAAAATTGAATAACTGATTTCATAATACCGGAAAAATTTTTTCCGGTATTTTTTTGTGTCAAAAGTTGATCAAATTACAGTAGATTTGAGTCTGGTGTTTACGAAGTCAGATGAGTTAGTATACTGTGAGTTTCTCCTGAATGCATCAAGGAATGATTGTAGGTATTTCTTTTTCAGAATAAAGATTTGTCTCTTCTCTTCATTCTTTCTAACTTCCTCTTCCCACACAGTGATAGGTGTTGACACTGTGTTACCAGGCAAAGTAAATTGTGTTGAACCATTGTAGTAGGTAAAGTTACCATCGTAAAACTCTTTACCTACAATGATACCTTTTTTCTGTGCAAGAACATCAATATCATCTATTTTATATCCTGCCTTAACTTCTAATGTTTCGTAGTGATGGATGGTCTCGTATGGAGACTCGTATCTACTTTCTACATCTTTTTGTAATGTCTCCTCATCTAAAGGCCATTCATATACACCACGAATCATGTTGTTCGTCAATAAAATCACCCAATCGTAGAATGCATCTCCGTAGTATCTTTCAGCGAGTATGTCTACTCTATCTGTATCTTTGATAGTGTATTTGTTAAAAAATACTACGTTAGAAAATACTTTATCGTCTAGATTATATCTCTTAAAGAAATTTTTTGCAATAACAAAATCTCCCTCAGCAAATGGAAACTTGCTTGGTTTGCTGGCATAATCAATGTTTGGACTTAGATTAAAATACATTAGAAACTTACTCCTTTGCCCGTGTTAATTTCGTCTCTATAAACAAGTTTTGTTTCTGCAAATGATAAAGAAAGTAGTATGGAAACAGGAGCTCCATCTTTGTAAGTCATAAAGTTACCTTCACCTGTAAAGTTAACATTCATCGATGTGATAGCACACTGTTTAAATTGTGATACATATTCATTTGGATTTCCACCAAGCATAAACGCTGGTTGCACTAAGAATGGAACCTTGATAAATCCACTCGCAACGTCAAATGTTCCATCATATGCTATGGATGGAAGCATAGCATATTTAAATATACTAATAATTTTTTTTATATCCTTTGCCTCATCTTCACTATGTGCAACTAATTTAAAATTCAAATCAAATGATCTAAGATTAAATCCGGTGAATAACAATTCAGTATTAGGATTAATTACAATGCCTCTTGTGGAACCAAGAATGTCATTAATATTTAATCCATCACCCTGTCCCACTGCAGACAATGCCTGGAGTGCAGCTTTGGTTGCGCCAGTTATTGCTGCATCTTTTACACCTTGAGGAGAAGTTCTAACATTATTTGATATTTTGTTTAGAAAATCTGTCAGATTATTACCCCCACTAGATGCAGTTGATAGAGCTCCGGCAGTTACATTTTGAATTGACTTTCCTCCCCATTCAACACCATATTGCGATTGGATATCTTGAGGCATGTATAGGAGGACACGTTCTAGTTCTCCACCTCCAGCATCTTGACTATACTTAGCAGGTCTTGTAAACCCGGTTGTTAAATTACTGTTGTATCCAGCTGTACTGGTTCTACCAGATTTAGCTGCATTTTTTGTCTGAAATGGAGGAACATATTCATAAAATCTGAAAGACACATACGACTCTTTATCAGATCCTAATGCTAAATTTCTAGGATAAGTATAATATAATTTTTGATTATCTTTTCTTTCTTCGGTATTAACATTTAAATTAGTTAAATATGTTTTTCTAACATTCACACCTCTTTCATCAAACTCTGCCGCCGGTAGAGTTTCTGTGTCAGCTGCTGCTGGTTGTGTAAGAGTATTGTGGCTTCGTCTTTCTGCTGAGGGATATGTCATTACTTCACCATCTCCTTACTCTTCCTGTTGCCGTATCCGTCAATCATTCGTGTGCCTTTGATCTTGTCGTAGAATTTTTCATTAGTTTCCTGCCAAACATCTTCTTTTTTGTACGGAAACTTGAAACCTCTCACTCTGGTCACGAAATTCTCAACGGGTAAGAGGATGGCGGTGTCCCACTCATCAATGTGAAGGTCTAACATATAACCTTCGACATGCTTATCTAGATATTTATGGAAGCATATCTTAGGCATGTCTACTTTGCCTTTCATTAAATTTTGTACTGCCTTGATTCTTTTCTTTGGGTTCATGTAGTGTAAGTTAGCACCCACAAATTCTTTTCCTGGTAGTACCTTTACGACATAAACAAGAGGGAATGTGTCATAGTATGGGAGGTACTTTGAGATTGCTTCGTACTCAAACATATACAGGTGACCCTCCACAGGATAGCGCCTAAGGACGTTGCCGTCCCCGCCTGGTTCTGGGTCACCTGCCTGCTCCCTAAGCACCTTAGAGGGGTCTTTGCGGTACTCTGAGGCGATGCTAGCGACCTTGCCCCTGTACCAGTCGTATGACTTGCTCTCTCCTTCTGTTGCCTCTGTTATTCGCTCGAATATGGTTCGTGTTCCCTTATTCTTTTTTATATTATTTCTCTGTACTTCTGCGAATCCTGTTGCCATTGTTCTATACCTTTAAGTGATCTTCGGTGAGTATTTTGAATTTCATCTGCCTATCCTCACAGAAGTCCTCAGCGGCGTCCCACTTAGCGCGGTTCTTAATATAGGTTAGAACTTCTCTTTTCCAAGCAGCAGTTTTACGTTTTGGTTTCTCATTCGGTTTTTGAGTTTGTCTTTTGGGTTTAACTTCGATGACATACTTCTCATACTTACCAGATTTTGTCAGTATCTTGATGTAGAAATCTGGGTAGTAACGATGAACTCTACCATCGATAGGTGATCTGTATGGAATAATAATTTCTTCTGAACCCCACTCCACGATGCTTGAGGTATGGTCACAGAATATCATAAATTTCTTCTCCCACATAGACCTATAAATGATCCTTGTAGGGTTGCCACGATACTTCTTGGGATTAACTGGTTTGTATAACCCTGAGTATGCCATAAATATAAATATAGTTCACGCTTTTATTTATCGTGTCCAGAAGACTTAGCGAAGTTATAGAATCTATCGGGAAGCAGGGTGGTATTGCCTTGTCAACTGGATATAAGGTAGAGTTCGACTTCTCAAAAAGATCCACATCCGGTTTACAAGCAAATCTTAAAAAATGTTTGCCAGGTAATGCTAAATTTGATGAAGATGGATTTATATCACTGGCATGTAGTGAGGCACAACTACCAAGTATTTCATCTCAAACAGGAACTACTCAGGGATACTGGACTGGCGAAGGACAGGTAAACTTTGCCAATGGTAGAATTTTTACAGATACATCTCTAGGTTGGTATTGTGACAAAAATATGTCACCTATGAGATTTCTACAAACATGGCACGATTACATTTATATTGATTATGGTAATGATTTTGTTGGACCTTCCGGGACAGTGAATCCTACGCGAAGAAATAATACACAGGTACGATATCCAGAGCAATATCAGGCAACAATAAAAGTTACAAAACTAGATTTAGGTGATGAACCATCATTAGTAGTCACTATGGTTGATGCCTTCCCATATTCTATTGATGCCACACCTCTTTCATATGGGACAAGTCAACTTGTAAATGTAAGTGCAAACTTTTATTTCTCCAAATATTTTGTCGAATATGCTCCCAAAATTTAAACTTCAATTCCATAAAACCGGAAAAAAATTTTCCGGTATTTTTTTGTCTAAAAAGTCGAATACATAAATATAGGACTTGAGCAATATTATGGCATTACCAAAACCAGCAACACCTACTTACGAATTGACTTTACCGTCAACAGGAAAAATTATCAAATTTAGACCATTCCTAGTAAAAGAAGAGAAATTGCTTCTATTAGCAGATCAATCGGAAGACTTTAAACAAAAAAGACAAGCAATTAAAGATGTCATCAAAGCTTGTATTTTGAGTCGCATAAAAGTAGAAGAGTTGCCATATTTTGACCTAGAGTATATATTTTTACAACTTCGTGCTAGATCAGCGGAAGAATTTTTAGATTTGGAAATTACTTGTCGTGATGATGGCGAAACTAAGGTATCTCATCGCATTAACCTTTTAGAGGTTGAAGTTCAAGGAACGGAAGAAGAAAATCCCAACAAAATTATGTTATCTGAAAGTATGGGGGTTGTGTTAAATTATCCTAGTTTGGATGATTTTATCAATTTTGCTATGCTTGGAGAAACTCTAGATGAGACAAATGTTTACGATTATGTTGCATCTCGTATAGACCAAATTTTTGATGATGAAGAAGTTGTAGATGGTAATGAAGCCACAAAAAAAGATCTTCTTGAATGGGTAGATAATTTAACTTCGAAGCAACTTGCGAAAATTTCTTCGTTTTTCGAAAATTTACCAAAATTGCGTTATGAGTTTACAGTCACAAATCCTAGCACTGGTGTAGAATTAAAATACGCTTTGGAGGGTTTGAAAGATTTTTTCGTCCTTTGATGTCCTATAATAATCTAGAAAATTATTTTAGGACAAATTTTATGTTAATGGAGGAACATAAATATTCATTGACTGAAATTGAAAATATGATGCCGTTTGAGAGACAAATCTATGTTCTCTTGGTAAACGAATATATTAAGAAAAAAGAAGAAGAAATCAAAGCACGGGAACAGCAGCGGAGATGACACTAAAACGCTCGGGTATAAAATTAGTAACCTATAATGGTCGTATTCCGGGCGTCATTTACCTAGGAAAACCACGAACTGCTGCCAGCAGAATGGCTGCAGCATTTGATAAAATGCAACAAGAGGCACTTGCCTCTACTGCAGGAGATATATTAAAAGATTTACTGAAAACTGATAAAACGGCAAAAGAACTGGTTGCCAAAAATCCAGAATTGCCTCAAGCAATTGACCCAACCAAAATTAAGGTTATTAATAAGTCAACTGCTAGTGGTGATGGGTTAAAGTCAGTATTATCTAAAATAAACGTCGCATTTGGTGCAGCTGCATCAGCAAGAAGAAACTTTAAAGAGGCAGGTGGAGACCCTAAAAAATTAAGACGTGCTTATTTTTTCACCAAAACTCTGAAGTCTGAATTTGGTGGAGATTTAATACAACGCACAAAAGGTGCTTTTACTAATGTAAGAGATCCATTAACTGATGCCGGTAGTAGTTCAGCAGAACGTTTGACTGCAGCAATCAACAAAAACATTGCTGAACGACCACAAATGGTCAAACAACCTGAAATGTTTAGCACTGGTGAATATAGCAATGACGGATTTGCAAAAATTAGTGAATTTGCTGATAAGGCAAAAAATGCAATTTTAGGGTTAGAACCCGGATTTGTGGAAATTGGCAAAAATCAAGATTCTACAAAAAATTATATCACAAATTTAAACAAGTCATTATCACAAACAGTCAATAATATTGGCAGTTTTATTAAAAATAAAGATGCAACTAATGATGTTCAGTTAGATTTATTTAACGAACAAAGAAAAGAAGCTGCAAATGCAAAAAGAGATGCAGAAGAAGCAGCATCCGACTCACAGCAAGATGTAGCAGACACTTCAAGAGTTAGAGGAACAGGATTAGAGGTGAGTCCTTTAGGACTACCAAATATATTTGAAACTGCTCTAGATTTCGTGAGTGGTGATGATTTTATGCGAGATGGCAATAGACGTGCTGGTAGGGTAGGAAGACGTGGTGCTAGTAGATTTGCGAGGAGAACAGCACTTAAATTAGGTGGTAAAAAAGCAGCAAATTTGATAACTGGTAAAACAATAGTCAAATTTTTACGTCCTATCTTTAAGCGTATTCCTATTGTTGGTGGATTGATTGATTTTGTTGTGTCTCTCGCTTTAGGAGAACCAGTAGGTAGAGCAGCCGCAAAAGCAGTTGGTGCAACACTTGGTGGTGCTCTAGGAACTTTGGTTCCGATTCCTGGAGTTGGTACTGTTTTGGGTGGTATTGTTGGTGATTTAATTGGCGGTGCAGTTTATGATGCTGTTGCCGGAAAACCAGAAGAAGGAGAAGAAAAACTGTCTCAAGGTGGAGTTGTTGCTGGAGAGGCAGGTAACGAACTCATAGTACCACTGACATCAAAAAGAGGAAGATCTATAACATCCGGTCTAAAAGATGGTTCACCATTACCATTTGTGGGACCATTCCTATCTGCAGCTGCAGGTATTATTCGTAATCCAATGTATTCTGGGTTGATGGGTCCGCTAATCAACCCAATATTACAACCTTTATTATCAGAATATAATATTTCACCCAATCCTTCTGCTGGTAAGGAAATACAAGGAAATATGTTCCAAAAAGCTCAGGTAAAGGGCAAGCAGCAGGGTGGTGATATAACAACCAAGAAAAAGAAAAAGAATGCCTGGGAAAGATTTACTGATTGGTTAGGTGGTGCATGGAGAGGAATTACTAATTTCTTTACTGGTGGTGGAAATGATGATAGTATGAATACTGATGATACTGATGTAAGAATTACTGACCTGGGACCAAACAATCCGTTTTCTGGGTATAGTCCATTCGCAGCACCGGAACATGGCGAGTTAGTATTGTACAATATTCGTGAAATGGTAGAGATTTTGAAGAGAAATGGTGCTACTGATGAAGAAGCGATAAAGCTTGCTGCTGTAGGAATACATGAATCTGGTGGTGATCCAGATAATGATACTGACAAAAGTGGACTAGGTGCCAGGACAGGTGAATATTCAATCGGTTTATTCCAAATTAATTGGAACGTTCACAAAACTTGGTTAAAAACTGTAGGTATAGAAGACCCAGATCAACTAAGAGACCCAGACAATAATGCAAGAGCAGCAATTAAAATATTAAGAGACGCTGGTAGTATGATACCATGGGGAGCATGGCCAAAAGTTCAAGAGAAGGATTTAGAAGAAGCTAGAAGTGGACTTTCTGGTGGTGGTAACGATGTTATTACGCCACAATCATTACCAGTTGAACGTTCTGTTGCTCCAACTGTTCAAACAATGAGTATGGACTTGGACCAGGAGTTAGGTGTTAGTGGAATGACACCATCAATTGTGTTTGTACCATATGTTGTCCAAGTTCCAGTCCCAGTGGAGAATGATGAACCTACAGTTATAGTAGAAGAAGGATTTACATTAAAAGATTTATATTCCATGAAGTTGTCATAAATATCAAAGGGAGGTATTATCTATGGCAGCATCTACAATTAGTGTAACTCCCGCAGGTATGGGCGGTGGTGGCGGTGGAGATCCATTTAAAAAAATTGGTGGTCTATTAAAATCGGCACAAAAAAGAGCAATTCAGGGTAGAGATGCTGCTGATAGCGAGATTGATAGACTTAACGCAAAAATTGAATCTGATAAAGAATCTGGAGAAGGTGTAGACCAGGCAGATGTAGAGCAACTTAAGTATTTAAAGGGTCGTAGAGAACAAAAAGGATATTTTTTCAAGCAGGCGTTAGGTTTTTCTGCTACTGATAGGTTAAAAACTACATTAGGTAAGTTTCAACGAGATCCTGCTATAGAAAATGACCCAGCAGCATCTGAAAAGGAGAGATTTTTTGCAAAAACTGGAATAACTAGACCAGACATGCTACCCGACACTTCAAATAGGGAAGCGGGTGGAGATATGATGTCCTATATTGGTCAGGGATTCCAAGCAATTACTGACGCTATTAACAGAGTAGGAAAAAAATTAAAATCTGTATCTGCATCAACTGCTTCTGTTGCTTCTACAGTTAATAAGACTGTAAATTCTACAGAAACTCTTGGAAAATCTACTGAAGATCTTGCTGATGTAAGTAAAGTAGAAACTGACTTAAAACAAAAAGAATTAGATAACTATAAAGACGCCCAGGAAGATGCTCAAGTTGAAGCAGAAGCATCTTCTAGAAGAGGTATTCTTGACGTTGCAAGGAGTATCAATGTAAAGGAAGTAGGATTAGGTGCTGCTAAAGGAATAGGTGGTAGATTACTTGGTGGACTTGGTTCTATTGGAGGTAAATTCTTAAAGAGGAGGGGAAGAAGAGGAAGAACTGCTTATCCGGGTGAAATTGGTCCACTGCCAATGAACTCACGCGAACCATGGGCAAAAGCTGGCCCTGGTGAGATGGGCAATTCTGCTGGATTTGTTCCTAGACTATCTCAAGGTGGCATTATACAACCAAAAATGCTAACTAATCCCACAAAGATTAGTTCAAAATCATTTGCTGCAATTCCAACAGAAAGACCGGAAGGAAAAAAACTATTATCTGGTACAAAAAGAGACTCAGATAACATGGGTAAGATGTTTGCTTTGGGTCCAATTATATCTGGTGGTATGACATTTGCCACAATGGGTATGTTAGCAAATGCAAATCCGTTGATTGGTGCTGTATTGAACACAGCAAGACCTGTGTTGGAGCCAATTGCTGAGGCATTCGGTTTCCCACCAAGTATCTTGAATGTTTTGCTTGGTAGAAAACCTTCTGGTGATGCTAAAGAAAATGAGAGACCACAGAGACCACCACGACCACGACCACCAGGTCCACCACCAGGTCCACCCAGAAATGACCCTACTTCTGAGGATTTACCTTTCTCGCCATCTCCTGATGCAACTCAAGTAGAAAAAATAAAAGAACAAAAATTAAGTTCTCAGGATATTAAGCAAAATTTTGGAATGAAAACCAATGATACGTTTAATTTTAGCATTCCTGGTGGTGGAAATTATAAAGCATATAAAACAACAAACGGATTTGAAATATTCAGGTATGGTGGATTGGGTTCTTTATTTGGAAGAGACCAAAGGATAGATACGAGTGGAGGAAAAAATGCCAGGGTAGTTCAAGCATTGATAGAAGAGGGTAATAGACGTGTTGGTAGACAATCTTCCGCCAATCCATTAGTTCCTACTAATTCCGGTATTAAATTAAAACGTAGTCAAGGAAGTCAAGAAACAGGTAGTGGATTTTCACCAGTTGGTTTACAAGACAGAAATAGAAGACCTCTCGTGTTTAGTCAACCTGCAGGAAATGCATTTGTAAAAATGTATAATGACGCTAATGGTGCTATTAAAGGTAGTGATATTACCAGTACAAAAAGATCACAGAGAAAAAATGATACTGTTGGTGGGGCTGCAGGTAGTTTGCATTTAAGAGGCATGGCAATGGATGTTCAGGGTGATTCGCAAACTTGGATTAAGCAACATGGTTCTAAATATGGTTGGGTTTATGCTCCTTATCCAGGACAACAACATGAAGGGCACTTCATTTACGATCCTAAGTTGAGGTCATCCAGCGAAACACAAACTCAAACAAATGCTAGAATTGCTCCCACGCCAACTGGAAAATCACTTCCTGGTTCTATTTCTCCTAGTGAAACGATAGCTATGGCACCTCCCATTGCCAAACCGGTAGGAACTCCTACCATAACAGGAGACTCTTCTTCATACCCAGTAAGTTCAAATAAATTAAATATTCTTTTCAACCCAGCATTTACCTAAATTATGTCAGTAAAGAATTTTACACCAAAATACGTTCAAATTCAACCTGCTAGTGGTGATATTAGAGATGTAACTTCTATTACAACTCTTTTCCAATACTACGAAGATATTGATGAACCATTTGTAAAAGCATCATTACAGTTAGTTGATGGTGGCGAAAACGTTATTAGAACTTTACCAATACAAGGTGGTGAAGTTGTACGCATTGGAATGGAATGTAATAATAATAATGGTGACAAAACAGATGTTGAATATATTTTTCGCATATGGAAAATATACGATAGATTATTTGATAGAAACACACAAATTTATAGAATTGCTCTCGTTACAGACTCTGCATTTGTTAATGAGTATCAACATGTAAATAAAAGATTATCTGGAAAGGGAAGTGAAATTGTTGAAGATTTACTTAAAAATTATTTAAAAGTTCCTAGCGGCAGGATATTTATTGAAACAACAGGTAATGGTCACGTTTTATTTCCAGCAAGGAGAAAACCAACAAACATTATAAAAGACTTACAAAGAAAATCTATTTCGATTAAGGGATATAATAACTCAAAAATTGCAAATAAACAGACAAAAAATACTACAAAGGCACAAACTGAGGATGATGATAATAGCACCATATTAAAGGGTAGTGCTGGGTATATGTTTTATCAAAATAGAAATGGATTTAATTTCAAATCGATAGATAATCTTTGTGATGATGGGGGAGCATTTGATGGTAATAAAGTTATTGCTGAATATGTCTCCAGACCCATGAGTGATATAAATGACCCAAATAATTTTAATGTTATAGAAGGATATTCATTCAAAACTGAGATAGATCTTCTTGATAAAATGAGGAGAGGTGTATATACGAGTAAGGTTATATTATACAATATTTCTAATGGTAAAACTGAAGAATATATCTATAGATTAGACGAATCTTTTCCTACCATGGCGCAGTTAGGTAGTCAATCAAAACTACCAAAATATGCCACATCAGATAATGATTCTGCTATTCTGCCTCCATCTAGAGTTATATCTTTAGTAGTTGACCATGAAACGTGGAATCCAAATCCATCTGTTGCGGATCCTGAGGAAGGAGGGACACCACAATTTCCAGATTCATCTAAATATACAATTGTTCAAAGCATAGCAAGAAGACATTCATTAGATTTTCAAAAATTAGAAATACGAATACCTGGTAATTTTGAGCTTACCGTAGGAGAAAAAATTAAAATAAAATTACCAAACTTAGTCGCTGGAAAAAATAGAGAAAAAGAACCTTGGGATAATGAAGCCAGTGGTAATTATTTAATTGGCAAATTATCCCATAATTTTTTATATGCTAACGAACAAGGACAGAAATTTGAAACCGTTTTGGAACTTATTCGTGATACATATGGTATGAAGGAAGACCCTAGCAGCATCGGCAATGATTGATCCAATCCTCTCTAATGTAATACCCACATTCAATATTGGTAACGACGGATTCAGTTGGTGGATAGGTCAAGTAGAAAATGTTACTGATGTAAAGTTAAATGGTGGTAGAGTAAAAGTAAGAATTGTAGGCGTACATAACAAAGAAGGTGATGTGACATCTACAGATGACCTTCCATGGTGTCATGTGATGTTGCCGACAAATGTTCCTTACCAAAGTGGTGGTTCTAAAGGTGCTCACAATTTAGAGGTTGGGTGTTGGGTTGCTGGATTTTACTTAGATCCAGAGTGCCAAAAACCTATCATCATGGGTAGTATTGGTCATGTACCAGGAACTACTTTTATTGAGCCTAATAATTTAAAACCTGGATTAACGAGTTTAGGATTTGAACAGGTAAGACCTATTGATATTAAACCAACTACTGATAGACTAAAAGAAACTATAGAGGGTAAAAATCCAGATGGTTCTAATGCAGATGCTGGTGGTGCTGCCGCTAAACAACAAGGTGGCGTTTCAGCATTGACAGCTTTGAATGAAGAGAGAACTGAAACTAATCCAACTGGTTCAAAGCAATGTATTAAGAAAGCGGATGCAAAGTGCGATGCCAAGAGTTTTGGTAGAGAAGTTAGAAAAATTATTGGAGATTTATTAAAAGTAAATCAACAATCTGGAGGAAAAATCGGCACTTTTTATGTTGGTAAGGCAAATGGTTTATTATATAATGCACAGACACTGCCAAGAAAATACATTTCAAAATTAACTCGATTAGTCTCAGCTTTGTCGTTAAGAGTCAAAAAAGAAATTGTATTTGGCATTAGGCAAGGTATTGAGGAACTAGTTAAATTAATTATGGGTGTTAAGAGTGCTAAGGATGTAAAAGAAAAGGCAACAGATAAAGCCAAAAATCCTAAAGAGTCTTATGTTCCAAATGCACCTCACGGTAATTTTTTAAAGGAGGTAATTAAAACTTTTAATGAGTTACTAGGAAATCTTGGTTGTTCTTTTACAAAAACACTAGATGACCTAATTAAATATATTATTGATTTAGTTATGGAGTATCTGCAAGATGCTTTCAGTGCTGCAACATGCTTGATTGATGATGTTACTTCTAAGATTGTTAGATTCCTTGAAAGTTCTTATGAATCTCTTATTAGTACAGTTCTTGGTCCGATACAAGATTTATTAGGTGAAGCAGGTAGTTTCCTCGATTTAATTGGTGGAGTTGTTAACAGAGTGCTCACTTTCCTGAACATCAGTTGTACAGGTCTCGATAATGATTGCAACAAAGATAAAAATATTTGTAGTGATGGGTCGGATGGTGAAGATGATGAAGATGATGAAGAAGAGGAAGATGATGAGGGATTTTTCACTAAATTAATTAATGCAATTGTGGAAGCAGAGCAAGCATCAGATGAGTTCCTAGACGATGCTATAGATGAAATTGAAACTGGTAGTTTAACTGGAAAAAAATTAAATGGAAATTTACCTCGTGGCGTTTGTAACGATGCAAGGAAAAGAAATAAAAGAAAATCTACCAAGGTTAAATTTATTGGTGGTGTAATTAATCAACCAATAAAAAATAATTTTAAGGCATCAACTACATTTATTCCAGATATTCCCCTAGAGACACCAAATTATCCTCAATTTTCTGACTTACCCCAACCAACAATTTCTAATTTTGGACTTAATACAGATAATTACACTGAGTACACCGTTACTGCTCAAGAAGATCTTATTCTAGAGGGCGAAGTTGCAAGATTTGATGTTGTTGGACCTGTAAGAAATAGTGTTTTAGAAGTTCAAATTGATTCTTCAACTGATATTCCGCAAGAATCTGTTGTAACATTTGAAGAGTGTGTTATAAATTCAGCAGATGGAACTGCTGTAGGATTAACGGTACAGGTTTCTAGGGATATTGATGGTGTCCCCACTATCAATATTTTAAGTGGTGGAACTGGATATTTGAAAAATATGAGATTTTCTATTGATGGATCTAAAGCTGGTGGAACTAGTGGTCAAGATGATATTGCATTTACTGTTACTTTAGTTGGTAGAGAACTAGATTTTAAAATTTTTGGTGATGTTTTTGAAAAAGGTATTATCGATTCAGAAATATACTCTGAATTTGGTAAATTTACATACACAGAGCCAGTAACTTTCACTTTCCAAACAATGGAAACAAATGCTTCACAACCATCAAGCATTGGATTTGAACTAGTTCAACAAAGAGCAGCAGATTCTATCATAATCTGGAGAGATGACCCAAGAAATTTATCAGACACTGATGCAAATGATCCTGTTAATACGGTAACAGTAACTACAGAAAAATCAATTTATACTGAAGGTTCGGTAATATTCTTTGATGTTGAAACTAGTGGTTATGCAGATGGTACGAAATTCAGTTTCTCGATATTTGGTAGTGTCACGGAAAATGATTATGACATCTATTTGTTAGGAGAAGAAAAGAAATTTGAAATTAACGATTCTTCTGGGCAGGTTGTTGTTGTAACAAATATTGATTTTATCAGTGAAGGTCAGGAAAGCATGACATTTTTAGTTTATGAAGAGGATAATTTAGAGAGACCTTTGGCATCAACGACCGTTTTAATTGTGGACCGCAATGAATCAGAAATTAACGATGAGGAAGAGGAAGAAGTGTTTAGATTATCTCAAGACACAACAAATGCTCAACTTGAGGCATTTTTAAATTCTCAAAATACAACTGTGTCTAGAGATTTTGCTGATGAAATTATCTCATTGCCTGCTGATTTAGGATCGTTACCTCCAGTACCTCTACCTGAAGACGAACCTTTAGAATTTTTACCCCCCGTTGCAGGAACACCAATAGTTGATGAAGACGGTTCAATCATTAGTATTCCTATTGATTTTCCTGGAAACAGGACTTATCAAGTTGCACCACAGGTTGCAATATCTGGTGATGGATATGGAGCAGCAGGTATTGTTTTACTGGATAATGATGGACTCCCAAGTGAAATTAGAGTGACTAGAATTGGAGTTGGATATGTTCCAAATTTACCAGACGATAATAATTTAAATTGTATCATAGATTCCTTTACTATTATTAGACCAGGATTTGGATATAGTTCTCCACCTACAATTTTTGTGGATGGCGATCCTAATATTGCTGAGGCAATTGTTAATGATGACGGATATCTTAGTGGTGTCAGAGTGTTAAATAGGAGTAAGGCTTATAAAACAATACCTGACATTGTAGTTTCTGGTGGTGGAGGAACTTCTGGATTTGTATTACCAAATCTTGTATGTCTATCGCAACCTGAACTGGAAGAGAAAGGATATGTGAAGATAGGTACAGGTAAATATATTGATTGCCCATGACATTTTATTCTCATCATAACAGAGCAACATCTGCTAAAGATACAGCACCTATATCAGAACCTACTGATGGTAGGATAGATATTGCCAAGAAATTTTGTACCGGTAAAGTAGATATTATGGGTCAGCACCTTGGATATCTAATAGGTGCTTATTCGAATAAAGATGGGTCTGGAGGACTATTCATAACTGATGGTACATCTGCTTTTCATATCGACTCCTTAAATAATATACACATAAAAACTGGTGCTACCGATGCTGATGGACCTGGTGGTGGTAAATTACAACTTGGTGCTGAGAGACTTCTAGCAGAGTTTAGTGAGTATGCTCTAGAAGTTGGACCTGTAGATGATAAAAGTTCTCCCGACAAAACAGGAACAAAGGAGGAAAAGGTATCTGCATACAGTATTCAGGTCTATGGTAATGCTGATATAAATTGCACTGATGGTGATCTCAAACTAGGTGGAAAGAACATTCTACTTGATGCGAAAGATGTTGTCAAGATAACTGCAGGAACTCAAGTACAAATCGAAGCAGGTGATGGCGGCGGTAGAATTGACATGATTGCTAATGAATTAAATTCTAATACCAGTAGCACTACATTTAATCAAACAGGCGCATTTTATATTGAAGGTGCAGAAGAAATTATTTTTAATCAAAAAGTTAAAGTTGATCCAACTCAAGAAAAAATTTCTGTAGTAACCCCAGGTTCATCTTTGGTTGCAAATAGTATAGGTGGATCTACTAGTATGTTCCTCGGTAATAATAAAGTAACTAGCGTCGGAAATACTCAAACAGAAGCATATAAGTTCTTGACGACTTCAATTGGTGGTGATGCTCAGGTATCTGTTGGACCACTCTCCTCTTCTACTGTTGCACAACTAAGTATGGTTGCCGTTGGATCTCCAACACCAACGTCAAGAGATACATTTGCGTTTGGAATTGTTTCTGGTGGTTCTGTCGGAACTTCTTTTGGTGTTACTGGTATGGATGTTAATTTAGCATCTGCTGGAACAATCACTTCGTATGCTACATCAATTGTCGATAATATTGGTTCAGTAATTCTCTTGAACTAGGGGCTTGACAGACCTCAGAAAAGGTGCTACCATAGCTATGTCCGAGAATGAAACACATGAAGCTTAAAGAGACTAAGAGAACATTTGTTGTGAAGTCCGGTGATACTTGGGAATGGGTAGAGACACCTGAGTTTGAAGCAGCAATCGCTAAATACTGGCAAACTGTGAAGGAGAATGCGGTATGAAAGATCAATATGTTATTGATGACGGCGAAAACAAACAAGACAAATGGAATCGCGGTCTAGACCTATTCATTGAATCTGTACTTAAACCAGACCCAGCATTACGTCAATGCGCTCATAATCAAAAATGTTATCATGAATTGATGGATGTTCGAACACAAGTTTTGGAACACCTAAACAGTATGAGGTGGCACTGAATAAACTGGCACACACCCCCTTGCGGTCCTGGTCTGGGGGTGTTATAGTACCTAGGTAATCAACGCATAACACATATGACTTCTATTTTCGACGCTATGTGCGATATTCCCCTTGCTAAAGAAGGAGAGGAAGAACTTGAGTCTGTTGTTGTCAATCCGGATGATATGACTATTACCTTGACTAGCGACAAGGGAGATGTCAAGGTAATTCAATGTGATTCGCAAGACGAACTTAATGAGTTTGGTATGGCGATGCGCCTTGAGTTGTATCATAAAGGATATGACACCCAGACCACTTCTGAAGCAGTTCGCGTACAAAACTGATGACTTACGAAGCAGAAGTACAATTCAAATTCGATGCTACCTACACTCATGATTATAGTCGTGGGTTTGGTTCTACTATTGGTGATGATGACTTCATTCCCGAAGAGCATTACCTGATTACAGCGCCAGCAGCAGACCTTAACTGCAAACAGTATTTCAAACTATTTGAGAAGTTCATGCTCTGTGTTGGTATGGCACCCTGTTCTATTCGTTCTGGTGCTATGTCATTGGTATTCAATGATATGGTGACTGAAGAAGAACAACGCAAAGTGTGTAAAGAGTATGAACTCACTATGGATGAGGACCTGGAGAAGAAATACCAGGACTTCAAAGAGCGTGATGCTCAATGGGAAAAATTGAATGCCCATTATGAGAATAACTTTGGTAGTGAACCCAAGATTAAAGATGACTGACGAACAAATCAAAATGCTCCGTTGTCTCATCCGAGATGAGATTAAACGTGACCAGATTGATGGATTTGAGCACGGACATTGGGGATGGGTAGAGAAGCACCTAAATGAAGGATGGAAAGAATTTCAGGAGAGTTTTAACAAATGAGTATTCCACATTTCAAATCCCAACATGACTGGGAAGCATTTACCCAAATCTTTGATAGTCAGTGGCATTGTAAGAAAGCATTGCTGGATCGTGTCAAGGATGATATGCTCCCTGGTTATAACTGGGATCAACTTCAACCACATACAGTGGAAATTATCAATGACATCGTAACAAATCTCCTGTATGATGTAGATCGTAAGTTCAAAGAAACACACCAAGACTATAAGACTGAGGATGATGACATCTTCATTCCTTATCGTTCATTCAAAGAGAATGTAGCAGAAGCACTCAAAGAAGCAATGCCGTGTGCTCTCGAAAAACACAATCAGGAAGTTCTTGCTAAACTAGACAGAAAGAGTAGTGTCACAACCCCCCTAGACGGGGACCACTAAATACCTTATATTACTAAGGTAATCGAGACAGACCCATGACGACGCCCAACTGGCAACACCACTCTAAAAAAGACCAGAAGCGTCGTCTGAAACCTCAGGCGTTGCGTCAGGCAAAGGCACGACGCCAAGCACTTAAACGCAAGCTTCTGTCGCCTATTGGTTAAGGCCCTCTGCTTATAACGGAGTGAAAAGGGTTCAATTCCCTTCAGAAGCACTCGCTCCTTTAGCAATCTGGTGAATGCAGCGAACTCATAATTCGCCTGAGGCGTGTTCGATCCACGCAAGGAGCACCTAGGAGGATTGGCAGAGCGGTTAATGCAGCGGTTTGCTAAACCGTGAGGGTAACACCTCCGTTGGTTCGAATCCAACATCCTCCGCCTCGGGTTTGTAACTCAATGGTAGAGTACCGGGCTTTTAACCTGTTAGTTGTGGGTTCGAGTCCCACCAGACCCACTAGACAATCCACTGCCTCTATGGTATGATTGTCTCATCAAGCGGTCCCTTCGTCTAGTGGCCTAGGACACTGCCCTTTCACGGCGGCGACACGGGTTCAAATCCCGTAGGGACTATTGACAATCCACTGCCTCTATGGTATGATTGTCTCATCGGGAGATTAGCTCAGTTGGTTAGAGCGCACGACTGATAATCGTGAGGTGCCTGGTTCGAGTCCAGGATTTCCCATTCCTCAACAACGCTAGTTGGGGGAGATTGTTTAATATAACAGAAGTCAGTAGCGAGACTTCTTTTTTGGGAGTGTGGTGGAATCGGTAGACACACCAGACTTAAAATCTGTTGACCATTACGGTCGTGCGAGTTCAAGTCTCGCCACTCCTATCCCACATAAATAATGATGTGTGGAAATCAAAACAATGACGTACCATTTAGAACAACGCTATGTATTTTACATGGGTAATGTTGTGAGGATGTACTTCATTCAGGGTATTCCTTATACATTCGATGAATTACCAACGATTGTAGAGGATCACCCAGCAGTTCAAACAGAAGCGTTGGCAAACCGCGACTATGATGATGATGAACTTTACCATTGGTCCTCTTATCTTGTTATGGAAGAATGCCATCCACTTATGTTTGATATTGCGGTAGATAACCCAGAACTCTTACCACAAGATGATTGATGAATTTCGTAATCGCTTAATTGGGACATTTGAGAACAAGAGACAAGCATATCGTAACCCTTCTAGGTTTGCATATGTTCGTATTGTTCATAGTGATATTGACGGCAATCTAATTTATGGAGAGCAGGCATATAAACACTCACTCAATGCCCCCTATCGCAAGTTTGTTCTGGAACCTGTGATGGGTGATGGTCGTTTGGTCGTCAAGAATTATCGAATTACTGGTGAGGGACCAATTTCCAAAGACAGCTTGACATACTGTGATGGTTGTGATATACTGTTTAACATGGTCGATGATGTTTTTGTTGGTTCATCTGAGGGTTGTGATTGTTTAGTCAATCGACGCGGCAGAGTGAGTTATTTCACTACAAAAGCAAAGGTTGGTATCAATTACTATCATGTAATTGATCGTGGTTTTGACCCTACCACTAAAAAACAAATGTGGGGAACAGAATATGGTCCCTTTGAATTTATGAAACAACCCTAAATAATTGAGTGTGGTACAGAGTTATGGACTACCCAGACCCGCATAAACCAGTCTTGGTATTGAATGGTTCATATGAACCTATTAACATCACGAATTGGAAACGAGCAACTGTTTTACTTCTCAAAGAGAAAGCAGTGATGTTATCTAAACGAGTTATCAAACTTGTTAAATACATCAAACTACCATTCACTCGGATGAGAGTTACCCAACCCACTCGTAATATGATTTACCAGAGGGATGGAAACAAGTGTCAGTACTGCGGTTCGACCAAAAGATTAACAATCGACCATGTTATTCCTAGGTCTAAAGGTGGCGGGGACACATGGGATAATTTGGTAGTTGCCTGCTCTAGTTGTAATACCAAAAAGTCTGATAAATTACTTGAACATACGGGTATGAAACTAACTAGAGTTCCAAAGGCACCTATCCATCCTATGTTTATGCAACTTGAAAAATCACGCGATCCTGAATGGCGTGAATATATGTTTATCTAGAGGGAGTACAAAAGGTCTGTAGTAGAAACAGACGCCCTCTACATGTCGATGTGGCGGAATTGGTAGACGCGCTGGGTTTAGGTTCCAGTGGGGTATCCCGTGGAGGTTCAAGTCCTCTCATCGACACTATGGGGTTGTAGCTCAGTTGGTTAGAGCGCCTGCCTGTCACGCAGGAAGTCGTGGGTTCGAGTCCCATCAGTCCCGTTGCTAATGTGGGCATCAGCAGACGCTGCCTAGTAAGTCCTACATTAGCATTTGCCACTATAGCTCAGCTGGATAGAGCAACGGTTTTGTAAACCGTAGGTCGTCGGTTCAAGTCCGACTTGTGGCTCCAGGGGAATTAGCTCAATTGGTAGAGCACCTGCTTTGCAAGCAGGGGGTTAGCGGTTCG